TCCGGCAGTCATAGTCTTTCCGGCAGCCGTAAGTTCCTTCCCCATATTCTTGAAGGACTTGGTAGCCTTCTTGATGTCGGTCTCAAACTTCGCGGTGTTCAGCAGGAAATCAACAATGACCTGCCCGACTTTTGCGGCCATATCAGACCTCTTCCTCAACGGCTTTTGCCAACTGTGTTGTCATGGTATTCACGGCATCACTGCCTTTATTATCAAAAGCGGGACGCATGAATGGCTGCTTCTTAGCTCCGGGGTGTTGGACGGTGATTGTTTTTCCATTGATCTTTATTTTGATCTTGTGGGGCTTTGCGCCGAATTCAACCAGATGACCGTGCTTTACTTTTTTGTAATCAATTCCGACCCTGGCATAGGCATCAATGTCACTCATACCAGCGCGGCCTTCCGTGTTTCCGACGGAGACCTTTGTAACGATGTTATCTTTCAACTTCGGCCCGCCGTCGAATCCGATGATGTGGCCGGCCATCATAACAGCGCCAGTACCTCCGCTCGGGGCAAGGCGCGCGGCTTCAGCTCTGACAAGTTCGGTTCCATCGTTAAGGGCTTTCCGGATGGATTTCCGACGCAGCTTCTCAGGCAAAGCCTGCAGGCGTTTCGCGATTTCATCCAACCCTTTAATGGTGATACCTTCAGCCATTAGACTTTTCCTTCTTCTGCTGCGCGATTTTGCGTTGAAAGAATGACGCCAGGTTTCTCTGTTCGGCTTCGGATTTCAGTTCTTCTCTTTCGTCTTCCTCTACCTGAAAAAACACCATGAGTTCGTGATATTGCGATGCCGTCATGTCCGATAACATCATGTCCGAGTGCGGATACCCCAGGGAATGCGCGAACTTCATCAGCGCACGCTTCCCTGGCGTTAGTTTTTTTCAGCACCCGCCTCAGCTTCGGGTCCCATGTTGTTGAACTTCATGGCCTGGTCGCCAAGGCGCTTGAGCGTGTTGAACGGAACCGACATAAGCCACTCTTTCGACGGCTTGTCGCCATCAGCGGAACTCAGGCAGCGCGAGAGCAGCTCGGCGTACAACTCGACACCGTGATCTCGATCCTGGCCTCCGGTCACCTTATTGGCTGCAGTGATGACTTCCTGGCATTCCAGACCGCTCAGCTCCGAGATATTGAAATCCTCTTCCGAATCCCACTCCTCCACCTTGACCTTGATGCTCTTTATCGGCGGAGGAGTTTTGAATGTGTTCTTACCCATATCCTCCTCCTAAGGTGTGGCTGTGACTGTGGTGACCGTTCCCGCGATCTTGAGCGTGCCGCGAATCACCACCTTGCCCTTGAGCTCACTGAAATCCGTTTCGAGCTTGGTGATCACGCCCGGGAACTGGTAGCCGTCCAGGTTGCGGTCGAGGATTTGGAAATAATGCTTTTCTGCATTGGCATACGCGGTCCGGAACCGGCCTTGCTGCGCGTCGCCGTGGATGTCGTTGGCCTCGAACTGGATCTCATTGCCGTCTTCGAGATCGAACACGAGGTAGTCATACTGACCCAGAGTGTCGTGATTGGTCATATCGACGAGTTCTTTGCTCCCGCCGACGGCGCCGATCGAGAAGAGTTCCGGGAGAGCGAAAAAACTTTCCGGAGAGTTCTGGTCGCCGATATATAGCTTGGTCTTGAAAGCCTTGCGTCCTGCTGTCATGGTGTTACCCCCAAATGAAAAGGGCCCGGTTGCCCGAGCCCTGAAATGGAAAAGCCCCAGATTTCTCCGAGGCTTTCGGTTGAATTCCTAAATCCGTTACTTCGCCGTCTCTACCAATGAATCATGAAGTCGCGCGATCGGCCTTCGATCTGGCGCAGCGTCGGCTCGTCTTCAAAGTCCATATCCGGGTTCGCGCCTTCGTCCCAGATGTCGCAATCGATGACCGTCTCTGGTGATGCTCCGTCGCCGATGGATCCGGAATAACTTTTCAGCAGTTCATAATATCGTTCCATAGCGTCTTCGGCAGCGCCTACGCTCTGGGCGTACACATCAATCTGAATCCTCGCCTTTCGGAAACCCACCACGCCGACGTCTTCCGTAAGATCAGCAGCGGGTTGGCTGATGATGTCGTACACGGTCGCCGGATAGCTGGGATTCTGCGGCAGGTCTCCATGGTAGATATAAGGCGTGATAGCGGCTGAGCTCAGGATGCGATAAATCGTCGCCTTGATCGATTCGCTCATTGCTGCCTCGCCTTTGTCCAGATGTTCCAACGGTCGCGGCGGCCCACTTCCTGAACGCGATGAATATCGTAATAGCGACCGTCGTAATTGATCCGCATAGTGGAAATGAGGCCGTCGACGTACCGGATCTGGAACTGAGTGTCAATCTCCGCCGATATCTGACGCGCGGCCTCGAATTCCCGACCGCCTCCGGAATACACATTCGCCCAGCACGTATGCCACGTGGTCCAGCTCTCGGTTGGCTCGCCATAGACCGATCCCTGAGTCTGTGTCAGTTGTTCAATAATTATTTGGCGATCAAGTTTTCCAATGGGCAGGATCATATTGCCCTCAGCAATAGTGGGCCAGAGTGCTTAAGTCGGACATCTGCCGGCACTTGAGGAATATCCCCCTGGACGATATGCGGATAAGATCCACGCTCCGGATGCGATGGGTCATATCCCTCGGCTAAGTTCTTCGGGTCCATTGAATTATAAAGCTTCCATTTCCTAATCCGGTCTTCCCTGTTCATGTAGCCGAGGTGAAGCAGAGCTGTATTGCACGTTCTGAAAAACGCATAACAGGCGGCCGGAACGCAGGAGCAATGAAGGTTCCCGTTGACTCCGGTTCGCTTGAATGAATATTGCCCTAATAATCTAAACAGAGAGGGCCTTCTGAACCTTCCGTAAACCCCATCGGCCCTCACCATATCTCTTGAGTTCCAGAGGTATAATATTCTGAGACTGAAAGACACAACTCCATCGCCGATGTCTGTGATTTTACGAATGCCGCTCTCCCCGCCTGGTTCCAGGACTTCATCGCCGTCAATCATCAGTACCCAGGTCAACCGCTTATGCTTCGCCGCTATCTTGGTCACGAGCCATTCCTTGTCGCGCCCCTCGTCGTAACCATCAAACGGCGACGGAAGGACTATAGCCCCGCACTCTGCCGCGATTGATGCCGTGTCATCGGTGCTGTGATCGTCCATGAGGTAGATCGCCTTGCACCATGCTATGGATCCCAATACCTCGCGGATCCAGCGGGCCTCATTTTTCACGCGCAGTGCGGCAACTATTTCTCTTTGCATGTCCACCACGACCACATCGCCCTGCCATTTTCATCATACGGAGGCCAGGGCCTCTGCCATCCCTTTGAAATATAGACGCGGGACAGGCTCGCCCACGGATCAAAGGCTATCTTGTCCAGCAAAAATACCGGCAGAGACGGATTGATCCAGCCCTTTATTGCAGAAGATTCCCGCTGCCATTGAGTAAAGCCGAACCTCCCATTTGCGCGCGGAAACGTCTTGAAGCACCCGCTGCGCATCAGACCAATACCGCCTATATGCCTCGCCTTTCCGTAGTTCCTTGGGACCTCTCCCGGTTTGACTGGATTGAATGATTCAATGCCGAGCAGATCCAGCTCCTTGTGCGACTCCATGACCTTCATGCACTCGCCCAGCCAATGCGGAGGCAGCATCGTGTCATTATCAATTTTGGCAAATACATCGCTCGGGGAATGGCTCAGGTAATGATTCGTGATTGCGACCGGCCCGCCCAGAGACTCAAACACAAATTCAACCTGCACCGGGTAATCCACGGACTTGAGATATTCGCGCGTGCCATCGGTTGAACCATCGTCATACACAATGAGTTTCCGCACTTTCGCCCATTCCGTATTGGCAAGCATGGCCGCCATGGATGCCTTTGTGAATTCCAAGCGGTTGAAGGCCAGATAGATAATGTCGATCATTCGAAAGGCCAATGTTTTATGTGATTAAAATGAAACATCATGGTTTCTTTGCCGGCTACCAAGTCGATCAGTGAACCATCCGTAAGGATTTTTAGATGCGCAACTGGCTCATGTTTTTTATAATCAACCTGCCAAAATGCCGACTTAAAATAGATTTCACCCGCCGCGGCAGCTTTCCTCACTGTACGCACGAAAAGGCCTTCCTCAAACGATACGAACTCATGGCCGCTGAGGGCCTGCTGCCAATTGGGCACCTTGCGATATAGGGCATTTACCTTCTCGCAATTTCGATAGAGTGAAAACGGTCCGCATATCGCATCCGGATCATTGCCGAAAATATCGCAGTCGCCGAGATATTCATCCGAGACGAATCTGTCCAGCCTGCCAAAGACCGTGTCCTGATCACAGTGACCCCAGAAATCGTATCCTTTGCATTTGTCGGCAAACAATTCTCCGTAAGCCGGCCCGGAAGCCGCGCTTATTCTGGTGCCTGCAATCTCCTGATATGGGCGAATTTGGATACCGAGAACGTCGTGGCAGCGCTGTCTGATATCCTCATAATCGGTCAATAGGAGAAAATGAAATCCGTAAGGCTTCAGGGTCTCTACATTTGCCCACCACTTGTCAATCCACAGAGGCAGCGGGCCGAGCCAGATCCGCATCAAAAGCTTGGTCAGTGGCACGTTGCTTCCTTGTCGTAATCAAGTACGATGTCGTGGTAGTTGTATTGTGGGACCCAGCCGAGCTCCCGCGCTGCCTTGCCGTTGTCGAACCAGTAGGAATGCTTTTTGTCTGGAATCTCCGGACGGTAAACTACTGGCGCATCAAAAATATCAGCAAAGACCTTAACCTCCTCCTGAACCGTCCTGCCTATACCAGAAGAAATGTTGTATAAACCATGGGCATCCGGACTGCGCAGCGCGGCAGCAACGGCCCTGGCGGCATCCTTCACATATAGCGAATCGCGCTTGGCCGAATGCTCCCCCCAGACCTCCAGGGCTTGTTTTCTCTTGGCCTGCTCATAGAACACCTCGAAGGCTCCCGGCTGGCGTCCGTAGCCAAGCAGTCCGACCATGCGCAGCGTGATCCCTTGGATGCCATATTCCCGCCTGTAATGCTCCACGTACTCAGCGGCCGCTATTTTGCTGATGACATAAGACGTGTGATCCCCTGCCATGGCATAACGGCGCCCCATGGTCTCGGTAATCGGCAACCAACTGTGCCCAGTCGCCTCCCACATAGTCGTGGCTAGAATGAATTTCGGCACGCCGCGGCGCCGGCAGAACTCCAGCGCATAGAAAGTTCCAAGCGCATTGACCCGCAGAAAGATATCGCTCTTTAGATCCGCCGCCTTAGCCGGGATGACCGCGGCCAGGTGAATGAACGCCTCGATCGGTTCATCTGGTATAGCGTCGAAGGATTCAGGCCGGCTTACGTCCAACTGGCTCCGGGTAAGCGCGAGTGGTTTTTCGCCCGCCAACTCCCGCGCCACATAGTGACCCAGAAATCCGCCCGCCCCGGTTATTACGATCATGCCGCCGCCCGCATATATCTGAACGCATCCGGCCCAGCGTTGAGGATGAGATCCAAAATGCTGACGCGGTGATCAAATGCCCCATGCAATTGTGGATATTCTGGATAGCCCGAATAATCCATATATCTGACCGCGATGCCTGCTTCGGCGAACCTCTTCTCATCGAGGTAATCCTTTGCCGCCGGTCCAGACAGGTATTCGGTGGCACCCGCCTGGACGCAGAGGTTCACTAGCCGCTCGAGCCTATCGCCCTCGATCTTGTATTCACTGGACCGTGTCAACCTTGTGCGAATGCCGAGCACGGAACATATCCAAACAAGGAAACGGCAATTTATGCGCGAGAGCAATCGCTCGTCTACCATCTCATCATAGAGTTGCTTGAGCGCCGGGGCGTACTCGGCAAACCAGGACGCGCTCCGATAATTCTGCTCCAGCGTCAGCCAGTGCCGACGCGCCCAGGAACTTGTCGCAACTTCCGTCTCGTCGATCCGCTGTCCGAATCGGTGCCGGAATGGAATCGTGATCCACTTCAGGCCATCGGCTGTCTTTATCACATTCCGGTTGCGCCAATCGTTGTTTGTCATTTGGACATTGTCGTAAACGATGAATTCATCCACGCGGCTCATCAGATCAAAGTATCCCTTCCATGGGATGTAATTGGATTGCAGGACCGCTACGCGCTTCATGCTTGTGCTTCCCGGTAAATCTGAGACCGAGATAGGTCTGGATAGCCCTGCTCCTGAACATTTAGATCAGCTAGCTCCTTATGCTGTAGCGACTCAAACAACAGGAGACCGCGGGCCGCCTGCTCGGGCTGCATGTACATATTCCAGCCAAGAATTGTGAATTCCTTCTGTCTGGAAATATCCACGGCCTCCCGGCCATCGAAGCGCGCCAAACGAAGCCACGCTGCGGCATTGGCGTCATCTGTTAGGATCATCCCGCCCCTACCAACGGGGATCAGCTTTTTGGCGTGGAATGACAGGCAGTGCAGTCCGCCTTGATACATGCCGCGCCGGAACCGAAGAGCGCCGTCCCAGATGTTACATGGCTCCAGCTTATAGATGCCTTCCCATGGCCGATCATGAAACTCCACACGCCCGCCGGCATGGATGATTCCCGCGGGCACGCTCGGATACGTGCGCGCGGGTATTATCACGGTCTTGCCTTTGACGCCAACCCATAGGCATGATAGGAAGATCGCCGCCGAACAGCTTTCGACCGCAACGGCGTGTTTCGATCCAGCGTATTCCGCAATCGCCCTTTCAAAACTTCTGACAACTTGGTATGGCATCAATGGCCCCGAGACTCATATTTAGCAATCCTGCGATTGATCTCGTCTCTTGCCGCGGCATGTTCCCCAACTCTCCGATACAGCCTATTTCCAGCATAGGCGCACGGAAGAATGTCGATCACAGGAAACACGGTCTTATGTGGAATCAGCGTTGCGAATACCCGCGCCGATTCCCGCATAAATACGGCATCGCGATCCCAGCCTTCAAGAATGGACAAAAGAGATTTATCGAATACCGATCCAAATCCCAGGAGCGTCTGACGGCCCGGGTATAATTTCGCATGTTGCCGCGTCATGGCATTAACGATTATCCCCGGCCCATAAGCGTCGATCACCGGCCGGATATCAGTCACGCAATCGTCATCCTGGTAATAGACAACCGGATTCGCCGCTTTTGAAGCGGCCACAAACCAGCCATATGGCGTCGGACTCTTTTCGACGATCACCTCGCGGATCTCGGGATGCTTTCCTATCTCTGCCAAAATTCCGGTCAAGTCCACATCTCCCCGAGTCGCGATGGCGGCTGATATTTTCAATACCATGTCCAGCAACCATTCCGTTCATAGACGGCCTTAGCCTTGCGGTAGATATCTGGGTTCTTCCCGTTGACCGGGCAATTCAGCGTAGCCATGCAGGCGTTGTGAACCAGAATATGATCGGCATGTTCATACTCGCCCGCCGCATTGTGCGTCGTGACGGACTCTGCTTTTATATCCTGAAGATATTTGCACAGATCGCGATAATTGCGATTGTGGTGATCGGTCTGGCTTTTGTCCCTCCAGAAATTCGATTCGGTAAGTCCAAGGCAGGTTATTCGATCAGCCAAGGGATGCTCTTTTATCGCCTGCAACCTGGCGGCCTCCTGCTCTGGCTTATCCTTTCGCCCTAAAAATACGATTATGATCTGATCGTATTCTTCCGGATTGAACCAGAGGATCTCATCATCGGGATGCGCGACGATCAGGCACTTCACTTCACGGCCTCCAACTCAGCGCAAAGGATGACCACACCTTCCCTCAACGCGCCCCTGCCTTCTCGTTCCCGCACGTTTCGCACCTTGAAACGCGCCATGATTCCGTAGCGTTCTCCGAACCGTTCACGTTCTGCAGCGCCATCCTCGAAATATTGAAAGGTATTCTTAGTCCAAAACGACTTATGCGTCGGATCCTGGAACGCTCCAGCGCCGTGGGATGCACTCGGGACCTCGATTTCCACCAAGGCGCCCTTGCGGCAGACCCGCCAGAGCTCATTCATCACATGAATGGAGTCCGCGATGTGCTCGAAAACCTGATAGGCCTTGACTGCCTCCACGCTATCGTTTTCCCATGGCCAAGGCTTCGACAGATCCGCTACCACGTCAGCCGGCGGAGCAATGTCGACCGATAGATAGCCCGGGATTGCTCTGTCGCATGCGCCAAGATTCAGCTTCATGACCAATTCCAGTAGCTCCCCAATTTGAACTTTTCAAGAAACAGCGCCCGATTCTGATTTGATCTTCCGGGCGCCATTGGACTTCCACGAAAGGAACTTTTCAATTTCGAATGATCGACAAAGCAGCCGTCGTGGACGCCCACCTTCATCCCGGCCCGGTTTATCATTTCGCAGTAGTCGCGGTCCTCGACCCCGTAATCCAGGCAATAGCGCTCGTCGAGCATCCCGATCTTATCTATGGTTCGCCTTGGTATCAGGACGCAGACAAAGGCGATGTGATGCACCGGGCGAAGTCCCTTACCTTGAGGCTTCTGTAAGGTTGAACCGGTGACGTTCGTCGTCGAGCCTATGCAGCCGTATTCCTGATTATCTTCTGCGGCCTTCTGAATCAGGGTGAATCCTCCCGAACTTTTCAGGAGCGCATCGTCATTGAGCAGCACAACATCTGCGTCGCCCGCAATTCTGATTCCAATATTGCAATTCCGGGCAAAGATGAAGGGCTTTTCTCCATTGTAGAATTCGCACCTATTGATCACAGCCTCATCAACGTCAATGAGTTTTAGACCGTCATCGATAACTATTACCCGGGCCTTCGGCTCGCACAGAGACAATGCCGGAACGCAGGCATTCAGGTTCGACGCCGTTTTGCTCGGGATGATTACCGCCAGATTACCCATTTTCCTTTGCCTGTGCCGTTATAAACGCTTCGTTTTGGATTTGACGATGCTAGACAGGCACAATCCTTTCAGGCCAAAGCAGCGCCTTTAGCGCAGAATCAAGGCGTCCACTTGCTTCCGTGTCTCCCCGATTCTCATAGAGATCAGAGAGTTTCAGTAATATTGCAGCTTTGACTTCCGCCGGGATATCGGACGCGTCGGCGAAGCCACAAACAAAACGGATCACAATAGCCTGGGCCTCATCGATTGTTGCCGGCCACGAGATTCCATTTTTCAGGTACAGGCGCCCGGGCTCCATTGATGTGTCAACAATATATTCATCCGTTTCAGTTAAGACTGTTCCGCTCGGGTCCATAAAACTGACAACTTGAGATGCCCCGGCTGAGTCCTTGTAAGTCAAAGACACAAGGTATTGCAGCGGAGGCTTGGGAATGGCGATGTAATTGGTTGCCGGAAAGGCATCGAGATAGAGATCCCAAGTCTGAGCGGCGAAAGCCTTGTTCGTGAACTGCTCGGCATATCTCCGGGCGGCCGCGATAAATAGAGCAACCAGCGCATCTTCTGGATTGGTTGACGGAGACTCATCGGTTCTCATCCTGAGATGCAGCTTAGCCTCAGTCAGGCTGACCGGCTCGACTGTTGGCTGTATAATGCAAACAGCGTTAGCTGTCATAATTGCCTCAGTTTTTCGTTGTCCCAGAATTCAGCGGGTATGATGTCGCGCGAAACCGTTTCCCTAATTCCAGACTTGGGGCTTGTGTGATGGCTCCTGTGAATCCTGGCAACCATGTGATTTGCGTCCTTTGACGACGCAATCCTATTCAGCATCGGGTAAACAAAATCATTGTCGCTCGACTGCTGTTTGTCCCTGAATCGATGCGCCTGCCAGAATTCCTTTGTATAGCAAAGAGTTGTCCCGCAAACATATCCATCAATGGCAGCCCGAAACCGTTTTGCCTGTTGCTCTGTGCAATCCCAAAAGAGCAGATGGCTGAATCCCGTAACCGGCTTTGAGCTTTTCTTGAGCAGGTCAACCTGAAATGTGATCCTATCGGCAGCGCTCCAGTCGTCGTCATCCCAGTGGCAGATAATGTCGCCTTGTGACATTTCGACGACCCGGTTTCGCTTTGCTCCAGTGGAATGCCGTCTGTCCTCGAATTTATAGCGAATGCGCTCATCCTTCGGGATAAGGTCCTCGATCGGTTCCTCGCCGTCGTCCAGGATAACCAGTTCTCGATTCTCGTATGTCTGTTTCAGAAAGCAGTCGATAGCAGCCGGAATAAAGTTGCGCCTGTTCCACGTCGGCATCACGCAGGAGACGAGAGGCTGACAAGTCAATGGCTGATCTCCTCGCCGATCTCGTCAAACTCATCATCGTTACATGTGCCGTCGTACCCGATGATCATCCAGAACGAACTTGCCCATTCGGCGGGCATCCATTCGCCGTGATATTTAATCCAGTAATAACCCCTGTCCCGATCAAGCTCCATAACCAATCCTTTTCAATTGCAGCCCTTTAGAATCTCAACGTCCATTACACATCGACATAGCGTCTTTTTTAGGAATCTCAACGTAGGTTCTATTGATGTTTTTTATTACCTTAATTTCCGCTCCTTCAGATAAGACCAGACATTCGACATTGGGAAATCTGTCTTTCCACTCCCTCCGAATCCGATCGACAGATTCTGCGCTCAGCAGCCTGGGAAATTCCAAAACAACCAGATCGTTTTCCGTCAAATGCGCCGCTTTGATTTCCCGAACAGCAGGCAGACCGGCTATCGCCGTTCCGCCCATCAATGCTTTGATAAACCCGCGTCTATCGCTCATATATCTCCTCTTGCATCCATTCCGGGCCTTCCGGGCAGCCCCTGAATCCCTCGCTCGCCGTCTTTACCGTCCTTACCCTTCCGACCCTCTTTGACCATCAGCTTCCATTCTTGCGACTCGCTCGGAGACGTCTTCGGGTTGTCGATTTGGCAATGCCACGCCGATCCGCCCCAGGTGACCACATCGCCCTGGCGATATGCATCTCCCTGCTTATAGATTCCCCGATAGATCATCGCGGGCATCCGGAAAGATCGCTCGGTTATATAGCCTCCGGTCATTCGAGACTTGACTAGAAATTCTCTGGGATCGTCCCCTTGAACGATGTCAATTGCCGAAATGCCCGCAATAACGACTTCCCAGCCGGCCTTCTCCAACACTTCACCGGGGATCGTGTCCCGGTAGGATCGAATGATTCCGCCTTCATATCTCGCATAGGTTCCGCGCGGATAGGATCTATCGAAATTCACAGATGGCAGGATGTCGATCTGAAGGGCATCGCGGCCGTCTATTCCAGCTGGCCCAGACGGTCCAACGATGGATTCGCCCTTTTCGCCTCTTGATCCCGGATCTCCCTTTTCTCCTTGCGGGCCCGGAGCGCCGGCTTGACCGTCTTTGCCATTGATGCCCGGCGGACCTTGCGCGCCGATTACTCCCGGCGCTCCTTCTAGTCCACGCTCTCCTGTATCACCCTTATCTCCCTTTGAGCCTTGCGGACCCTGGACGCCCTCTTTGCCGTCGATGCCATCCTTTGGAGTTGGAATTCTTTTGACCGCTTCGACAACGACCTTCTCGTAATCGACGATGGCATCTTTTCCTGGGTCACCCTTTACACCGGGCGGGCCAACAATGGACTGGCCAGGAATTCCTTCGGGGCCTTGAGGTCCAGGCGCTCCGTCCTCGCCGTCCTCGCCGTCCTGCCCGTCTTCAGGGGATGGGATTTGTTTCAAAACCTCGGTGATTATGGACGAGTAATTGACTTCAGCATCCTTGCCGGATGATCCTGGCGGTCCAACTACGCTCTCTCCGTCTTTCCCGTTGATTCCTGGGGGACCCTGTTCTCCCTTTTGCGGCTCTTTGATGTTGGATTTTATTTCCTTGGTTGCGTTGGCAATTTGATCATCGACATAATCGACAACGGCCGATAAAAGTCCATCCCTTTCGGATTCTTCGATCATGCCGCTTGATCCTTTCGTTTTTTAAATTCAAGCAATTTCTTACGGCAGGCATATTCCATCGCCTCTTTGCTTGGGGTTGGCTCCGGAGTTGGCTCTGGATCTGGAGGAGGAGCCACGGGCGCGGGCTTTGGCTTTTCGAAAGGATTATCGGCGTCCCGTTTCGCTAGAGCCTCTAAAGAATAATTCTGCTGTTGCAAATACGGCAATTTCCCGCCGGCTACGGGTTTATAATTTGCTCTGAAGCGCGCCTCGTCCGGGGCCAGCCAGCCGCCGCCGACGGCTTTATTGTTGGTCTCGTACAGGGCGGCGGTATCCATGCGCATGAGGTTGTCAAGATCCATCTCCGTGCCCATGTTGCGCGGCAACTCAAGCCCTTCATCAAGGCTGAGCTCAAGGGATTCGATCAGGATCTGCAGGCAATCCGTGTAATAACTCGTTATAACGGCGTCGACGTTTCCGGCATATGGAGGCAGCGGTCCGCCGAGCTTGTAGAGTGGGTAATGAAACGCCCGCGCCACGTCCTCAACCGTCCATTTCAACTGCTCGGCGAGCTGGGAGGCCTCGGCTGTCATCTGCATAGCCTCAAACTTTAGGCCATCGCCAAGAACAGCCACTCTGCCCCTATTATCACCGCCGAAGTTCTTCTGCCAATCCTCTCTGAGGCGATTCGCCGTTACATCAGTGATCGTGTGATCACTGCTCAACGTCCCGCCAGGTAGAGCGCGGTTATCAAAAAATATGGTCGATGAGTTTTGAATGCGATTGCCCATTGTTGCCGACAGCGCGCAGGCGTAAAGGGGAGATACCCCGACCAGCGGATGCCACAGGCAGACCATCATGTCGTGAATTATTTCTGAGGCGGGTACAACAACCATGTCCTCGGGTTGCAGGGAAAGTAAGTCTTTCTGAAGCTGGTAATACACGTCGCCGCTCTCTGATACCAGCGGCGTAACGCGATGCGGATCGAGAATATAGAGTGCTGTGACAATGCCCCTGCTGTCGCGCTCCTTTAGCGCATACAGATTCCCAGAGAGGAGTTTTGAGACAATCCATTGTTCAACGAACTTGATACGATTCTGGTAATGGTTTGGCTTTCTTAATACAGGAAGCCACGGAGAACCGGAGGTCGTCTCGACCCAGATCCCATTTTCATCTTTGTCGAGCTTGATCCGCAGTTTGGCGACGTCCGTTGCAATCCCTGTGACGCAAGCATAGACAGCAGAAAAACTCAGGAGTTTATCGCCGGTGTCCAGCGTGATGTTTTTCTGCCACGCGCCGGTGAACGGCTCGAGGATCCGGCCCCACCAATTCCAAGAAGAACCGACACGGGTGAGGCTGAATAGTTTATAAATCGCTTTCTGGACGATATTCATCCTAATCCTCGGAAATCATGTCGCGCCGTTTGTAACGTCTCCGGCTTGTTTTTCCCGGTGCTTTATCTGGTTCATCCGGTTTGTCATCCTCAGTAGGAGGAGTTGGAATAGGCAGCTTGACAACGGGCTTAGGTGTCTCTGTGACTAGCTTCGCTTTGACGTACACGATAGCCATGGCGTCCGGCAAGTCGTAGGTCTGACCGACAATGCGCCTTTGTCTTCCGAATGAGTGGTCTTTGATCACCGTCACGGTTTTCATTCACAGTCCCATGAGAAAAAGAGGGGAGACTGGATCGCCTCCCCTCTGGTTTGAAAGATGCGGTCTAGGACGGGCTTGCGCCGCCATATCCGGCCGCGGTGAGGTAATACACCGCTGCTGTGCGCCGGCGAGCCCAGTTGATCATCCGCTCAACGCGGAGACCGACGAGGTTTTTCTGCCACAGGCTGACCATGGTGGTTGAGGCTGGTGATACGCCGTCGTCCATGACGATCGACGCTTCACGGCTGGCATCCAGTGAGATCCCACCTTCGTCCGCGAGCATAATCTCCCTCGGCACTAGGAAGATCACGGTTCCAACCGGGACCGACATTGATGTGACCACCGCGTAACCCTCCAGGCTTCCGCCGGAGGCGTTGATGTTGGGGAATTCGGCCACACCGAGATCATTTCGCAGCAACTGGAGCGCAACTGCGAGCACCGGCTGCATCACGATTACGAGCCCGGTCGGGTCGATGTTGGCCTGGATGATCTGGCTCAGGGCGAGCTGCAAATCATTGCGCAAGTCGGTTGCGGTTGTGCCTGAGGCTACGCTGGTCGCTGCGCCATAAGTGATTGACGCCGGACTGACATTGGACACGGCAACCACGGACGGATCGACGAACTGCTCGTCGAGGAACTGCGCGATCGCTCTGGCCATGTCATCCCGGACTAGGCCTTCAGCCGAAGGACGCGCCAGCCGGATGAGTTCTTCCGTTACGACCACGATTCCGGCAGCCTTGGCAATCCCCAGTGTGGTGGTATCGAAGTGCAACTTCCCAACCGGTTTCTGCCCTGCCTGGCCGACCCAGTTCACTGTGGATCCGGAATCCTGCAACGGAAGCCGGACGTTGAACGGAACCGGACGCAGGTTCGGGATGCGCCCAATGATCGTCTGGGGTCTCAGGTACTCGATGAACTCCGAGGCCATGTAGACGTAATCGGCGAGCTCAGAAGCCCAGCCGTCCGTGGTGGTCGTGCCGGCCGCGACGGCGACCTTCAAAACCTGCTCAACCTCGGGAGTGGAATCGCGCCAGGCCTTGCTGATTTCGGCGGCCTGCATCAGATTTCCCTTGGCGCGCAGGAGCGCGATCGCGTAGCGGGTGAATGCGGTTCCTTTGGGGAGATTGGGCCCCTTGACAGTGACGATTCCGCCGCGCGCTTTGCTGGCGCCTTCAGTCGAAGCCCCGGCCTTTTCGGTAATCGGGACCGAGCTGTCGATTTGTTTCTGGTGTTTCTTGAGACGAGTGATTTGCTCGTCGATGGATTCGATTTCTGCGTCAAGGCCGTCGAATTCCTGTTTCTCGACGTCATCCATTGTCCGCCCTTCATCGGATCCCTTGGTTAAAATGGCCTCTTTGCGGCCAACACTTGCCTGGCGCTTCGCTTCCAGCGCTGCCAGTTGTTCGGAAATGCTTTTCATGGTTTTCCTCTGTGGATTGCCCGAAGCGCCGGGCGTTTTTGAATGAATATCAAGCTGAACGGGTGCGCGCCTTTGGCCGGACGCGGCCAGCGCATCGTGCGATGCAGACTTGATGGATGTAATAGAGGCTTCTGCGTTTGCTGGGATGGTTACAGCCGACAACTCCATGATTTCCGTGCGGAGGTAGCGGTAACCGTTAAGCGTTTTATCCCAACTCTCTTCGAGACTGCGAAAACCGATGGAGAGGCCGCGGATCAGACCTTCCTTGATCAAAGCCCAGGCTTCGTCAATAAATGGCGCAACGCCGCCCTTGGCGATCTGGACTCGCACGCGCATGCCGTCGGAGCTAACCATTGCACTGGTCACAAGTCCGATTGGCTGCCGTGAGTTGTGCTGATAGAGGAACGGGAAGGGGGTTTTAAACTCCATGCCCTCTGGAACCACAACATCACCGACGCGATCCGGAGTGGGAGTTGAGGCGATTCCCTCGATGATCCGCCTTTCCTCGTCTACTGATTTGATATTGATTGTCGAATAGGCCCTGTTCATGGCGTGCCCCAAATAAAAAAGCCCTCGGAAAACCGAAGGCTTTGTTTTTCAACCTGATTCCTAAATTCTTTCTACAGAACGAACATTTGAAATTTGGGCTCTTGTTTCGTCTGCACAATGACGCGCGCGAGAGCGTCTACCAGTGCCGCAATACCATCAATTCGGTTCTTTGATTTCATCCGGTCCGGCTTGCTCGGCTTTACATTGCCGGCGGGGTCCTGCTTCACGGTCATGCAGTCGGCCATCCAATTTAGGACCGGGTTATTGCCATGCCGCAGACGGCCGTCCTTGATCATCGCCAGGAGTTCCGCTGTCGGCGCGTTCATGCTCTGATAGCCCTGCCCGATCGGAACCATGGTCAGGCCGTCATCCATAAGTTGCTGCACGATCTGGGTTGCATTCCAACGGTCAAATCCGATTTCCCGGATGTCGTAAAGCTTGGACAGGTCGTTAATGACTTTGCGGACATAGCTGTAATCAACCTGATTGCCGGGCGTGGTGTGAATAAGTCCCTGCGAAGCCCAGAGATCGTAAGGGACGTTATCCTTTCGGGCTCTTTCGTGAAGGTCGTCCCCGGGCAGGAAAAAGTAAGACAGCACGAAGAACTGATCGTCCTTTGGAAACACAAGCGTGAACGCCGTGAGATCTCGCGTTGTGGAAAGATCGAGACCTCCGAATCCTGAAAGCCCAGCCAACTCCTGGACGTCAAAGGGCGGTCCGCACGCGCGCCAGGCATCCATTGGAATAAATCGGGTCTCCTGGCCAACCCATTGATTGAGGCGGAAGCGGCGAAAGCTATTCTGTTCCGTCGGCACCTCGAGGGCAGTCCGGGCCTCATCGCGAATGCGCTCGATCGGCAGGAAGTCGCCCAGGGCTGGGTTTGCCTTATACCATCCGGTTGCAGGCGTCTTTCCTTTAGCCGGCTGTCCTTCGATGGTCCAATCCTCCGCGTCGTCAAGGCCGTAGATAACCGGGTAATAGGTCGGATCTGAAAACGTGCCATCCAGGAGGCGGCGCGCATATCCATGCTGCTCTTCGCAGATTGGCGAGTGTCCAATGACTCCGGCTGTGGTAATCGCAAAAAGAATGGGCTGCGACCTAGTTGGACTGCCATACCGGAAGATGTCCCAGAGATCGCGGTTCCGCTGCCTATGTAATTCATCGAAAACGACGACATGGGGATTTATTCCGTCCTGGATCCCGGCGTCGGCCGAGATCGCCTTGTAAAAAGAATTTGGATCATCCCGGAGATAAATCGTTTTAGTCGAGTCCACAATCCGGCACATCGAGTTGAGAACCGGATCATTCCGGACCATCTGGGCCGCAACCCGGAAGACGATTGTGGCCTGGTCTCTGGTGCTGGCGGCTGAGTAGACTTCCGCGCCCGGTTCTTCGTCGAGGAGGAGGCCCGCGAGCGCGATTCCGGCTCCGAGCTCTGACTTACCGTTCTTTTTCGGGACTTCGACGTAGGCCGTCGTGTAGCGCCGCATGCCGTTACTTTTGACCGTGCCGTAGATATCGCGGATGATTCTTTCCTGCCATGGCGCGAGGATGAATGGTTGTTTCGCAAAGGATCCTTTTGTGTGCGTGAGGCGCCGTTCAAAGAATCGGACTGCGTCATCAGCCTTTTGCTTTCCTGACACTTCAACCCATTAACCTTTCCCGCCGGGATTGCACCGCTGGCTTGTCCAGCTTAATTCTTGTGCGGGCTGTGGGATTTAACCCAAGATCAGCCTCGAAACGGATCATGTTTGCGGAGGTTGAATTTAACAATCGCCGCGCGGTAGCCAGAAGCTTGTCCTGGTCAAGACAGACAAAATCTGGCTGCATTAGTTTGGATATTTGGGCCTGCAGGTCTGAAATCTGACCGTAGGCCATGGCGGCGCCCATAATTGAACCCTGATCAGATGCTGCGAGCGTCTTCATGGACTCCAAATGCTTGACCAGATAATCCCAATGGCTCCCGGCCGCCTCATTGAGAAAAGTAGGCTTTGGAGGACTCCCAGACTCTGGTTTTGGTTCAAGCTCAGCATGGATAGTCCGGTGTTCTCGATTGCCTTCGATGAGCCGAAAGGCTGTGGGTTTAGGTTTTCTTCCCTTCATAAATCACCAAAAACGCGAAAGGTTGCGGAAGGTCTCGCCCCCGGTCCAGAGAAACGAGTGTATTCTATCTTTATACACCCCCCCTATCTCCATCTCCCATCTTCCTTCGCTGTCTTGCTGTCATGGCACGCCTTACACAGCGCCTGCCAATTATCCCGATCCCAGAACAACTCCATGTCGCCCTTATGCGGCACGATGTGATCCACGACTGTCGCCACTCTCACCGCTCCTATCGCCTTGCACTTCACGCACAGTGGATGATTGGCTAAGTACCAATCCCTTGCTACCTTCCACTTGCTATCGTACCCACGCTGCGCCGCTGTCCCTCTGCGCTTGTCTATCTCTTTGCGCTCCTGCTTCTGATGCTGCGGGCATCTGCTGTAGTACGTCAGCTCATTGCATCCCGGCCATGTGCACGGCCTACGCGGCGCGAGAGGCATTGCGTTTTCTTAATCTCTTGACTGCAGTTTTGATCGTTGGGCTATCTGATCTGTAGCCCCTAACGTACTGATGCCCACAGTGAATCAAGTCTGTGGGGTAGCGGCACTCGCGTTTGTAGACGATGATCCAATCAGCGGCGCTCATGACCGCACTTCACCTGGCTTGTGTAGCACTGGCCCCTTGTAGCTTCCTTGCCAGTAGGTTACGTCACTCATGTTGCGCTGATACTCTAGCTCGCGCTCATCTGCTGTAATCACTAGCTTCCCCGAGGCCATGTACGCCTGTCCTGTATTACACAGGTACTCAGCTCGGTTGCGCGAAGTGTGTGTGGCTTGGCCTGGCCTCGGGTTAGCGATGCTGATGCTTGACATAGTTGTTTTAGTTATCCACTCAGGGAGTGTGTTTTATCGGGGTTGTCGCATCCCCGCGTTTCACGTGCTGGCGGGGAGTTTGAGGGGGGCTACTAACGTGCGTCAATGAGAATAACGCACTCTAATCAAGATACATGGTCATTAGATACCATTTGCTACCATTATGTACCATTGTTGAGGGATAGAAAGCGGTATACTTCTGCCCGCATGATCATCGGACGGCCCGCAGGATTGCGCACAATAACCAAGCGATTCGACTTAATCCAGCGCCTTACTGTGCGAGGTTTCACATGGAACATTGCAGCCACTTCATCGACTCTCAGCAGGTCCTTTTCCATTACACCTCCAACTGCGCGGCCCGGATGATTTCGGGCCGCGCTAGCTATCTCTGGTTTTCTAGGACGATATGGCACGCTTGCGCTTCTTGGTTTTCTGTCCCAACGTGACTCACTTCTGCAATCTGGTTTTCTAAATCCTTGTGGAACGCTCACCACGATTGGTTTTCTAACCATATTAGGCACGCTTAGCAACTCCGGTTTTCTTCGGAGGCATGACTCGCTCGGCCATTTTGGTATTCTGGACATTGTTGACTCGCTATACCTGAATGGTTTTCTTCGTCAAGTTGACGCGCTGTTTCAGTATGGTTTTCTACGCGGGAATGGCTCGCTTTTTGTGTTTGGTTTTCTAACATGGAATGACTATGTACAATCCCCAACTTCTCCTCGTGATAGGGCTTTGACACTTCAAGCCCTTCAAATTCCCGCCACGCCGCATATAGGTCGATCAGGAACATCTTGACCATGTAGCGGGTTGCCATATCGTGGCGGTGACTCTTTGCTGACGGCATCTTCTTTCCGTTACTGCTTTTTGTTGGGGCCGTTCCGCCGTCTTTGTACTTCGGATGATTCTCAAGGCGGTTTCTGTAATCGTAATAAATCTTTGCATACTTCTCGTTTCCAGCCTTCAGGAATGACGGTCCAAGCACTCCCAACAGCTTTGTTTTCAGCACGGGATTAAACGTGATTCCAACTCGAGTGGACAACTCGCCATCTCTGTTTGTATATTCCTTTTCCTCAAGGTGTTGTTTCTGCCTAGACCTTCCAGCGCCATCCGGTCCAACATCAAGCCCTGCATACTTCCAAAGCGATGAAGGGTATTTGGCTTTGTGAATATCGATCAGCGCCAAGATAACAAGCGCCATCAACTCGCCGACTCCGCTTACACCCTTCAACCAATGTTTCCAGAATGGGTGTTTGTGAACAATTCCTTTGATTGACTTGAAATACCTTTCCTCTTGGGCCATCAGAGACATATACGAATCCGCCAGTACAAGCTCGGCGTATTCGCTTATAACTTCGTTGCCGACAAACTTACTCACTCTCGGGAGATCGGCGGCTGCATCGGCCATTGAGTCATAGGCTTTCCTGACTCTTTCCAGAATGTCCTTTCCCTCTTTGTCAAGCTCTGACTCGGGAGTCCCAGTGCTTTGTCCGGTGCGCAGTTTGAAATTGGCGACAATGCGGTTCCCCGCTTGGATTCTCATCTTCTGCAAATCGTAGTATCCGCTGAATATCGATTTTAGGGTTTGGTTAATCATAGTTCCTCGCTTTCTACTCTTGGGTTTCTCTTGGCCCCTGACACGCTTCCGACTGATGGTTTTCTCATGAACGCTGGCACGCTAATCTCCAATGGTTTTCTTTCAGAAGTTGGCACGCTTTTGCGCGATGGGTTTCTTATCACGAATGGCTCACTTTGTTCGTTTGGTTTTCTTTCACCAAATGGCACGCTTGAACCTGGTGGATTTCTCGTCTTCCCTGACTCGCTTCCTTGTACTGGGTTTCTAAGCCTACCTGACACGCTTTGCTCCTTTGGTTTCCTAAACAAAACCGGCTCGCTTCAACATTTTGGTTTTCTCCGACACTGCGGCTTCATGCCCTTATCTCCAACAACTTTGGAGCTTTCTTCTGCAAATATCCATGAATCCTTCCCGCGCGATGCTCGATCAATTGCTTGATCTGCAATCGCATCAGGATCTTTTCATGGAATGGTTTGATTTTCTTTGGGAGCAATTCACGATCTGTGGCTCCAAGCAGTGCAATCGCCCGACGCCGGTTCTTCTGGTTACGGCGCTCAGATGCTTTTGCGATGCTGATATGTTTTTCCGGTGGAATGATGGTTAGGCTTCCTTCGCGAATCGCATGGCCTTGCAGATAGAATCCATGGCGTTCAAGTTCCATTTTGATTTCATGGACCGCGAGCCCGAATTCGCGCGTTCCGCGTTTGCACGAGAGCGCCTCCTCGAAACGCGCCGCGTCGTAAACCTTTCCATGTTCAACGCCTTCGGTTATCAGATCCTCAACTAAACTTTTCCATAAAGGCAGTTTTCTAACAGACATATTCACCTCGCTTTAAGTTGCGTTTCCTACCCCTTCTCCCTGGAACCCGTTTCTCATACGCCTTATGATTCCTGTCGATCGCATGCACCTTGCACAGCCCAGTGTTGCCCACAAGCGGCTGCGGGCCGTAGATGCGCGGGCATTTGGTGCAGTAGTCCCAGACTTGTTCTTTCACGCCGCCTCCCCTTTCGTTCTCCGCTTATAGTTCTCCGCCGCCTCGATCCCGACGCATTTGACCATCGTGTCATATCGGGCTTGGTCCCATATGTCGCCCTGAGATTCGGTCTGTGCGCCGATGGTGTCGGGCTTGTAGGATTTGGTGCCATTGTTGCCTTGTGCGAACTTAACCGCCTTCTTCATCCACGAGCGCCAAGCCGCATCCCAATCCGCAAAGCTGTTGCCTTTAGCTCTATGATGGTCTAAAAAGTTTTCCGTTTCGTCCTCCACGTTGAGGCCGGGGACCTTCCTACTCGCCCATTCTTTCAGATGGTCGTCTATAGGAAAACTTTCGGGGCAACCTGTCTTTTGGGATGTGCGCCGTTTCTTAGGCGCACTACCCATATGCTGTAAGTCGTATGTAGAAGTAGAAGTCGGCGTGCAAGTAGGGTGCAACTGCGGTGCTTGTACGGTGCTTGTACGGTGTATTTCGATATCTTGTGGCGGCTCAGGTAGTTTACTACCCTGTTCATCGCGGTGAAAGTGCTGGTGGAGCTTCATGTTCCTGATCCATAAATATCTCCTTCCATCCACTTCGTACCGCAAAATGCAGCTTTCGGACGCTAATTGGTCAAGCCACGTGACGATCTGATCCAGTGTTGCGTCATCATCGTATGGGAAAACTTGAGCCTTTATCTTTGCCGGACGATCCTCTAAGCGGCCCTCACGGTCAGCTAGGGTCCATAAGCCGACAAACAAAAGCCGAGCATCTCGGCAGCATGAGGACGCCAAACCGTCATCAAGAAAGAACTCTGGTTTGATCTGTCGTATTCTTGCCATGTGCGGGAGTCCTATTTGCTTACAAGGTGAACAAGGTTTACGTTATGAAATGTGTTTCCAGTTGTCGCGCCGGATTACGTGGTATGTGATAGACTCAGGGGCATTAAGCAGATCCATGATTTCTCTTACCGTCCATCCATCGGCGCGTAGGTCAAGGATCTGCTTTGCCTTCTGATCTGTGATTTTGGCGTTATAGCGGGCCGTTCCACGGTAGCCATGCTCCACGGCTTTTTGCTTATTTTGTGAACTGGTTACGTATTCGAGATTTGACTCTGAAGGGTTCTGCGGATTATGATCTTTGTGGTGACATTCCTTGCCTTCAGGACATGGGCCAAGAAAGGCTCTGGCTACCAGGAGATGCCTTTGAATTGTCTTATGGACACCATTCAAGCAGAGGATAACATTGGGGTATTTGCCGGAGCTGCCGCCCCGAATGATATCCCCCGCTTTGGTTCCCTTGACCGGAATAGTACGCCTTACCCTGCCGTAATTGGATACCTCATATGGCCATCCTTCGACGTTTTTCCACGCCTCATCCGTACTTACAGCATACACACTACTTGAGTAGTAGACAGGTGATATCTTATCAGCAGGTAAAGTTTTGGTTGAGGTATCCGCGCTCTGCATTTCTACTTAGCCCTCCTGAAGTCTGAATACTTTATTGGCTCCGGCGTTCCTTGGTATCTGGTGTACATCTCTCTGATAGCTAACTCTATTATAGCTGAGTGGTTTACGCCAATATCACAGGCTAGTTGGTGCATCATGTCCCAACACCTGTTTGTCAGGTTGAAATTGCGCCTCTGCTTGCCTAAGAAGTTGCCCATTGCCCGTGGTTCGTCTGGCTCATCGTATTTGGTCATTGTGTGCCTTCTGTGTGTATGGTGTGCGTTTTTGAGTGACTACCATACTTTACTACTTTTCCCGCCTCAACCATCTCCAAATCCCCCTAAACAACTTCTGACACTTCGCATCATCCGCCACCTGCAGATACTCCCATATGGCTACGATTGCGCGGGCGCGGAGGATGTGCGGGTTGAGTTTGGGTTTTATTGCCATGCTGAGTTCACCACGTTCTTGAACAGGCTCCCGCCTATGCGCTCGGCGGCGAGTTCCTGATAGGTCAAATCTAGTCCAATTCCTACGCGGCCCAGGTCACGCGCAACCATCACCGTCGTGCCGCTCCCGCAGAACGGATCTAAAATCACATCTCCCGGCCTGCTGCCGGCTTTTATGCAAGTCTCCGGTATCTCACGCGGGAAGGTTGCGAAGTGAGCCCCGGGAAACGGATTAGTGGATACTTCCCATACCGTCCTCTTGTTGCGAGTTTCGTAATGTCGTGGGTTTACGCTAAAGCCGGCGTCTTTGGTTGTCCGCCTTGTTGTTGTGCAATCACGCCAATTTCGGTTTTTCCCGACATTGGGATGGTTCACTAAATTCTTGCCGTCCTGAAATTCTGAGCCATTCCAACCGTTTGACGGTTCCTGAATTGCCTTTGCATCGTAGTAATACCGTCCTGATTTTGAGAGCAGGAAAATGTACTCATGCGCCTTCGTCGGCCTGTCCGTCACACTCTCCGGCATGGGATTTGGCTTGCTCCAAATTATGTCAGAGCGCAGATACCAGCCATCGGCCTGGAGCGCGAAGGCTACGCGCCAGGGGATACCAATGAGATTCTTTGGCTTCAATCCCGTCATGCCATCACGGTTAGGTCCGGCAAACCCGCTTCCAATATGACATTTTGTCTGTGGAACCTGATTGCTTCCATTCGCTACATAACTGTCTCCCAAATTCAACCACAGCACACCATCATCCCGCAGAACGCGCCATACTTCCCGGAATACAGCCAGCATAGACGCAACGTAATCTTCCGGCGTTTTCTCAAGTCCGATCTGATTCGGATCGCCATAGTCGCGCAGACCCCAATACGGAGGACTGGTCACACAGCATTGCACAGTCTTATCCTTCAGCGGAATATGGCGAGCATCAGCGCGAATCAGCATTCCCTCTCCATCTTGCAAGGCGTGCTATGGTCACTAATGCAAATCACATCCCCCACAGTCTCCCAATACTCCCCACACCCCTTCACACCACGCCCGCCGTACAGGTGCTCAATGATGCTGCGATACACGCCCTGGCCGCAGTACGGGCAGATCCACATTGGGACTTCATCGCCGGGGTAGAAGGGGATGGTGGGCATCAGTGTTTTTTCCAATCTATCAGCCTGTATTCCTTGCATGTGTCTTTTCCAACCAGTAAATACATACCTGTATTCTCAAAAACGCCAAGCCCGATACAAGCCGGTTGATCTAGCGTCACGTGTCCACTGTACTCAACCCATTTATGTCCATCAATAGGCATTGGGATTGTGATTCTATGGCCTATTTCTTCTGGATATTCCAAGACGTCGCTTCTCAATTTCCCGCCAAAAGCCGTAAGCATTACTTTCATTTACCCAATCTCCACCACAACCCGCTCGTTTTTACTTTCCAACCCTCACCCCCATAACCTCAAACGCCTGCTCCAAACTCTCCACAACCCTCACGCGCTCACCCCATATCTGGTGAAACCGCGCTTCCATTTCGGTCAGCCGGCGCTCGCTGGGCTTGCGTGTGCCGTCCTTTATTTCCAGCAGCAGCCATCGGCCACGGTACTCCGCTAGGATGTCAGGACAGCCGCCGCCTAGTCTGGACAGGTCTAGAACGTGTGCGCCGGCGAGACGGAGAGCGTTAACGATGGCAGGCTGGTTAGCGTCGATCTTGGCGGCACGTCTCAAAACATCCCCCTGCACACATGCCCGCACGCAAACGCAAACAGCGCGACTGCGATCAGCGTGCCGATGATGTCAACGCGACGGCGGACGATGTGTTGGGTTAGGTAGTTGAGCATTAGGACTCCTTCAGAAGTTTTTCTGCATTGTCGATCCAATGATTCATAACGGCGATATTGGTGTTGCCGTGGTCATCAGGGTCGGCCATTGAAATAAATCCTTTGGCTTCACACATGAGCTTATTCAGGGCATCCTTGTACTTGCCAAGCTCGGCCTCTCGCTCAAGAAGTATCCGCAACCGCTGAAGATAGTTAATCTCACTTGTTGGGAATCCTTCGTAATCCACACCGCCGATAGTGGCTACTATTGTGTGCTTGAGGGTGGACAGCTCATCTCTATGCTGGTTAGCAATTGAAGTCATGTACTTCAAATTACCCTGCAAATCGCCTATCTGTAATTTAAGGCGCTTAGACTCATCGGATTTTTGTTTTACAACTAAGTTCTGCTCGTCAACAATTGCTCTGCATTCACCATAAATACCCTTCATGTTCTCGTATTCTTTCCGCGCCTCAGCAAGCTCCTTCTCAAGCGTTTCGCCGTGTTCGCTTGCGCCAATCGCCAGTTGCCCGCATGCAGCTTTAGCCTCAGCAAGCTCCCGATCCTTGGCGGAGAGTTGGGCTGACGCTTGAGTTGCCATCTTTAATGCAACTCTCAATTTCTGTTCTAATTCATGCTCCAAATCATCCCAAGCGTCATTCGGAACATCATCACTATAATTGCTCATTCCTTCCCCCTCCCGACCTCGCGGATTTCGACGCGGATGATTCTGTCGTGTATGCTGCAATCAAGCCGATTCTCTAAACATCTTTTGGAGGGAGATATGTCGCAGAATTCATTAGCCGATACACAATAGAATTCCCCATCGAATGAAGTCGTAATCTTTCCGTTTTTCCCTAGAATCGCCCATCGCTTCACAGGCTTCATTGGCTTAACCTTTTTCATGTGACTCCTGCCTAGTCAGATCGGATTGGAGGCGTTCAACTCTGTCAGTGAGCGTTGTTATTTGGCAACACTGGTCGCAACACTGTGGAGCGCCACATCGAGGACAGCCCATAAGAATCATGTGGTCTGACCCGCAATGCTCACAGCGCGGCTTTCCTCGTTCCTGATTAAGGCCGAATTTTAGATTATTATTTTCGATCTTGATCTCATAATTAAGCATTTCAGCTTCAGTAACCCTGTCCCTGAGTTTGACGGTCAGTTCTTCCGCCTTAGCCAGCCTCAGTTCGAGTGAGGTGATGCGCTCTTGCTTACACTGATCGCAATCGTTCACCATGTAATGACGCTTCTGATGCTTCTGGCATCTTGGCCCTTTCATCTCCCCTCCATCTTCATCCCGCAATGAAAGCAGGTCCCGCAGTTGCATCCTTTGATATTGCATTTCTCATGCCCACAGATTAGACAGACGCAATAGTTAAACGCTCCACATGCAATCTTCTCCCATCTATGTGCATCCCGATACTGCTTGCCGTTTTTGCGATACTGGTAATACAGGCTTACGCGACCAGCCCATCTATCTAGTCGAAGCACAGTCAACATCTCCCCTCCTAAATCGCGTGTTTCACCATCTATGCAGATTTGCGAATCTCAACTTGTCTGTGATGCTCCCGGCAAAGCCAGATCACTCGAAGCGGACTTTTGTAGTCTATGTGGTGAGCCTCAGACCGAGCGGACCCGCATATTTGACAGGGCAATTTAGGAACCTTCCCGGTTCTAACGTAGTAGCCGAGAACCTGCCTTGCCCTGTTCTTCTCGGGGTATTTCGCCCTTCTTCTGCGCTGATATTCCAGCGTTAATTCTTTGCGATGAGGATCGCGCATTCGTTTCTTTTCGTATTCCTTAACGGAATCTATGCGTTTGATGTAACGCAATTTGACATCAAGTTTTGTGCATGCCATACACTTTCCAAGATGCCCATCACCCATCGCCGAATGTTTATAAAATTGGTCAATAGGCTTGTCGATTCCGCATTTGAAGCAGGCTTTGTGCGTTCTTTCCATGTTATGTCCACCATGAAGGGAATATCGTCGTCTGTGATTGGATCTTCTTGTTTTGTCGATGGCTCTGAAGGCCCGGAGCTACCAGTTCCCTTTCCTCCACCTCCAAAGAACGACGCGGCTCCTCTTGCCAAATTTGGGTCCGATTTCTTCCCGATCCAAGCGACCTTGATAGTAGTTCTCCCGTTGTATTCTTCAGCCTTGGTGCCAAAGGAGACTTCTTTTCCGACAATATCAACCCCGAGTTGATATTCAAGGTAGGCTTGGCTTTTCAAATTCTCAGGATCGACCCCAAGGGTTTCAAATGCTTTACTCGCCCTTGCCCGGTTCTTCTCGGTGAGCCAGATCGTGAAGCTGGTTTGCTCATCCTCGGTTTCCAGCATCACCTGATAACCCACGGTTCCGGTTTGAGTGGTGTATAGTTGACTGCCTTCCGCGACTTTACCGCTATATTTGGTATCGGCTTTGAGTGACATTATGCAGCCTCCCTTAACTCAGCCTTGCGGGAGTCTTTCATGGTCTGGAGCTGGTCGAAAAGGTCTCCGAGCTTCCCTTTCTTTCCGTTGGTCAACGCCCAGGCGGTCTTGAGTTGGGATTCATCCTTGGCGTTGAGAATGGCGGATCTGATCAACTCGTACATATCCCGGCGCTCTGCCTCAACCTTTTGCGCCTCGCGCTCTTGGGCTTCAACGTCCTTCTCGGCGTTTTCTTCTGCGGTTCCGAGTTTGTTTTGCTCAACCCCGGTTAGGTACTTCACGACCGGCTTTATGGTATCGAAATTCGGCCAGTTGAACGTGCGCCCGGTAAGAACGCCGGACCTGTCTTTCTCAAAGAAAACGCTGATCCGATAGTTTCCGTCCTTCTCCATCGTCTGTTTCATGCGGCCAAGGATGTGCGGCTCGTATGCCGTTTCCCCTTCGGCCTTCATTTTGGTTCCGATGACTTCCATTTCCCCGTCTTCGTCCTTGTCGATAATCATTCCCTCTCGGCCAAGATAGATGGAGTGGTAGTTGCCATCGCGCGTCAGAGATACGATGCGCTTGTAAGGTCTTTTAATATCTCCCCACGCCTGAATTGGGATGCCGCCGATCACGGTCTTTTTCCCGTTGTAAGCAGCTCTGGCAGCTTCCCAAAGAGTTGTCATCTGATCGATCACCACAACCCCGTAGACGTCGGTGTCCAAGGTTTCAACGGCTTCCAACACATCCATGAGCTGGGCTGTTTGGATGCGGTCGAAGTCAAAGGCCATCGGGTGAACAAGCCTTTCGGGAACGTCGGTGGCGTAGAAATCGCTTCCGTTCTCTGTGTCAATGTAGGCGACTCGCTTTCCACAGAGTTTTGCAAGTCCCTCTGAGATCAAAAGCGATGTCAGGGTTTTCCCTGATCCGGTTCCGCCGTACAGGGCCATCTTCAAATAAGCCTGTTTGCTTTTAGCTTTCGTGAATTTGCTTGCCATACTCGTTTTCTCCTTTTGCCTCCCTCCGTTGTCTGAGGGATGCGAATTGGTTACCTTTCCTCTACTTCTTCCGCGTCAAACGGAATGCCATCGGCTTCCGCTTGTGACTGTACAAACTTGACGTAGCTATCAATCATTCTCTGCATCGTCCTTTTCGCCGCCCGCTTCTGGTATCCCGCCATCCGGCACTTGGGGCTGCAATACTTCTTGCCCTTGCGCCAGGGTACGGATGCGCCACAGGTCGCGCAGATTACATTGATTCTGGCGTTATAACGGTTGGTAGGCTCCGATCCTGCCTTGGGTAAGGGAGACATTAGGCTACAACCCTCTCCACCGGCAGAACGCCCGGTATCGTCACCTGATCAATCTCGCTGATCTTGACTAGAATCTCGGCGGCAAAGGCGCGGGCGTGGTCAAGATCTTCAAAGCACAAATGACAGTCCGCGACGTCGATAATGGCTATGCCGCTGGATATAAGGTCAAATCTCGGCCTTTGCTCTGCTTTGATGTGTACGTATGCGCTTATCATAATTGCCTTTAATTCAGCGTGGCCGCCGTCAAACGACCCCGCCTAGTCAAAACACTGCAATCTCGGGCACAATGCCCCCTTCACACTTGGAGCCCACAGTGCCGGTACGCCCGGCTTCGCGAGTTTGCTCAAGACTATTGGATTTGATCTGCCAAAAGAGTCTTTCACGGAGTCCCTCTGACATGATCCCTATCGCGACTGTGGGCATAACTCTAAGCAAAGTCTTCATCCCAAACTATGGCGACATCGCCAACGATGGGGAAAGTCGTTCCAGGCCGGCAAACACCGTGATAGAGATCCGTTGCTTTGTGATTGATCTGTTTGGCGTCTGCAATTCCGTTGTCATCAACCAGCATGACGTGGCCGTCGTGTAGATTGACCGTATCGAAGCAATCGCAATTTAGGATTGTTTCCAGTTCCGTCCATGGAACTTTCCGGTTAATGATTTCTTCGGTTCCGTCAGTCCTGAGTATCTTGGTTTGTCCTGATGGCATTTCATTCTCCCTTATTTGCTCCCGCCGCCCCCGCGCTAGTCGTCCGTTGCCCGAGGGTCGGACGGTTCTGCCGAAGACGGCGGGATATGCTTGCTGTGGCCGCGCTTGATAGCGGCTCGATCCTGTTTCCGCCAACGGAGAGGAAACGCCGGCTGAGTCCGAGAATCCCTCCGGCTCTCTTGCAGAACGGCTTTGCACCCGCTCACTCTCCCCTGTCGAATCGACCACGTTCTCCGTGCGTGTCCTTCCACGCTGCACAGCAAGCAAAGTCATTTCCTTATCCCCGGTGTCCGCTCGCACAGCCACACGATCAGCCCGCCGAAGCCAATAAGCACAGTCATAAATATTCCGGCTATTAAAAGGGCTTCGACCATAACATCCTCACGAACACGGCTAGCGCAATGAGTAGCCAGATCGGGAAGCATATCTTTGACGCATTGACAATTCCGATTGCGACATCAAATGCGTCAGGTAGGGCGTCTTTCAAATCGTTCGCTATCTGACTTGGAGCGTTTAGCATTTGCTCATCTCCCGTCCAGGTAATCATCTCCACCCCCAAACGAGCGCGATAGCAATTCCGATAAAGCAGATCCCGTAAAACCACGGCCCGCGAAGCATCAGAATGTCTTTGAGTGTGTTCATACGGTTATCCCCCAAACAAGGTGATTGACTTGCTGCTCATAAGTCGGTGTAGGTCTGCCGCCGCATCCCGCCATGCAGCCGAGAATTGCTCCGGTGAGTAGGGCGGCGAGTAGGAGCCAGGGCGGCAGGATTTGTTTGCGTTTCATGCTGTCCTTATTTGCCTGTTTTGCATTTACTTGCCTCGCTCAGCCCCGCCTTGCCACGCCGGACCTCGCCTGCATTACCATTCCTCTCCATGCCCGACCTCGCTAGTCCAATACTCGCCTCTCCTGCCCAGCCACGCCAAGCCGAGTCTGCAATGCCGTAACTTTCCCGGTCTTGCCTTGACCATCCTTGTCAGTCCATACCTGCGTTGCCATTCGATACCGCTCCTTGGAATACCTCGACTCGCCTAACCTGCCACACCACACCTCGCCCGATCGCTCCGATACAGGCCGAGCCCAACCTTGACCCACCTGCATTGCCGATACGCACCAATCCTGGCCCGTCCATACCTTGACTCTCCAATCCTGCCTTGCCCTAACAATCCGAGTCTCGCCTTGCCAACCCATATCCTGCCCTGCCTGCATTGCCTCGCTAGTCCTCGCCCGACCAAACCATTCCCGGCCGCGCCTGCCATGCCCATTGAAACCTATGCCGCCTCTGATTTGCGCTTTCTGGCCCTACGCATTGCCGCGAATACTTCCGCAAGCTCTTTCAGGGTCGCAAACTTCTGCTGGAAGCGTTGCATTTCTTCCATTGCGTCATCCAGAAGCCGCTGGCGATAACCCTTGTCACTCATCACGCTTTCGATGGTTCGGTAGCCGCCGTCTTTGCGATCAGGCGTGAGGCTGACAAATACTCTCGAAAGCGGAGAATCCTTGTCGGCCCCGATGTAATCGACGGTCACGGAAATCAGTTGCCGCGCCTGCCAGAGCCGATAGCGTTCCGCCGCCTCTGTGTCGTCCCATTCAAATTTGGAGTGCAACGGGGATCGCGTATTCCTGGCTTCATCAACAATGTCGCCCGGCAACAACTTGCCTTCATGTTCGTCTGCAATTCGCTTCAATTCGGAGATAACCGCGTCTCTGTTATTCATGCGGCCCTCTCTTTCTGAGCTGTCCCGGCAACCTCAAAGAGCCCCCAACCCATTCCGGCGCTGTTGGGGCTGTCCGGCCTGCCTTCACAGAGCCCAACTTGTGCGCCGACACGCGCAAGCAGATTGGAAATATCCTCAACTGTGAACTGATCCTCATCCCAGCGGATTTTTACATCCGCGCTCCAGTTGAAATAGGCTGGGCGCACGGTCACGTAAGGCTGGCCCGTTTCGACCCGCGCCATATCCTCCTGCTTGACCGGCTTCGCATTGATCTTGATCAGCGGTATCTGCGGTTCTACTGCGTCGTATCCATCAGCCTCGACAAAGATGGACAGCTTTGCCAGCGTCATCTTGAAGCCGACAAGCCTACAAGCCGAGATCATGGCGTTGCGGATCGCAGAGGCGTTGAATCCGTCCCAGCCCTCTTTGCTAATGTAGCGAGCCTCTTGGAATAGATCGTCAGTGGCTTTGGCCTCCCGGTTCTTCCGGCTGGATGCGGCCTTCCCGGTTTCCATTTTCTGTTTCATTTGGAGTTTGGTTTTTGCTGAGAACCTATGAGTAACCAAAACGTCGTTACCCGTGATGTGAAATTTCGCCCGCCCGAATCTTGGCGCGGGTATTGTGACTGACTTCGTTGTTTTTGTGATTTCGGTAGCCATTTGGCTTCTCCTTAGTGTGTGATTTGTTTGTTGCTTAATTGTTTAGCCTGCCTCACCAAACCATCCCTAGCCGCGCCCCGACACGCCATTCCATGCCCGCCGCGCTTCATGCTGCCTCGCAAATCCCTGGAAACGCCCTCTTAATCTTCCAGGTGGTAAGATCGTTCGGGGTGACTTCCCCGTTTTCGATCTTCCAGACGTTGCCCGGAGAAATGCCTATCTTCGCGGCCATCTGATCGAGCGTCATTTGATGCTCTATCCGGTATTGCTTCAGGTTTTTCTTGATTGCCTTTTTGTCTGCTTTGGAAAACATGATTGCAATATAATCTTGTGCTACAATGCTGTCAAGAAAATAATGAAAGAAATAATAGGGGGTCAGATTGGCATGACATACGATGCGGTAATGACAAAGACGCACATGCTTTCTCTGCGGATCACAGAGGAGGAGTTCAACAAGTTTGCAGAGATAGTAAGAAGGGCGAAAACAAAGACTCTTGGCTATGCTAAAGAGGTTGACGTACTGCGTGAATTGATCGGATTCAAGCCGTATAGATGCGTTGCCGAGGCCGACAGGCGTTATCTGTTAGAAGGAAGCCCAAACCTGAAAAAGACATCCTGACCGCGCATATTCTTCTATTCCCGAAGAAGCTCCCACTCTAACCCAGCACCTTTTTCCGAATCACATTCACACACGGTATCAAGCTGATCGACCGGTAAAACCCTTCTTCCGAAACATTACTTGCCAGAACGTGCGCCGTTTTGGAGTCATTGAGGCCGAGGTAGTACCCGCAGCTAAACATGACGATGGGCTCAAATGCTTTAGCCTCGCCGAGCGGCATCTGCGAACCGCTTATGTCCTGGCAACTGTCTGCCCACTCGATTGAGACTACTTTATGGCGCATGTTCATGCCTCGGGATTGTCCACGTTACGTGAACGCTCAGTTATCAACTTTTTCCGATTGTACGTTTCAGAGCTGTTAAGTAGCTGTAAACTGGCACTAGCGGTCAACCTCAGTTGCCGCCTGCATCCGCAGATAATCATTCTCATCCTTGAGCGCCTGCATCTGCTCGATCATGGCGATCAGCGCATCCCGCAGTGTGTAGAGATATGTGGGAAGGTCGATGGTTTCCTCGATAGCCGCGTCCAGCAGGGCAAGGGCACTGTACTCATAGAGCTTGCTGTTATGCTCAGCCGCGCCCTTGGGATACTTAGCGCTGATCGCGTCTGAAATCTGTTTGATGATATGGTTCATGTGCTCGGTCTGCTCTGGCGTCATTTGTCCCTCAGTATAAAATGCCGCGCGTGACGGCTTCCAAATCGGCCTATTTCTTCACAAATGCCTCGCCTGCAAAAGCCCTCAATGATCCGACGCGCTACCATTTCAGTCTTGTCGTACTTTTCAGCGAAGGTTGAAATAGTGAAAGAGTCTTCAGGGGGTTGGGCGTACATTGCGGAGACTTCGGCGTCAAGGCGCTCCCAGAGATCGACGGGCGGTTGTGGCTTCATAGCTTTGTCACCGGAACGGCGGGAAGGTCATAGAGGCGCTGCACGACAAGGCAGGGCGGCTCCCCTCGCCTCTTGCGCCAGGGATCGACGTAAACAAACAACCCGCCTATGTCCGGGTGCATCCGGTGGAGGCTATTCTTGCGGGCGTACTTGGTTTGAAGTTGCCAACAGGGGCAGATGACCCCCTGCTTGGACGCATGAGATACGGCAATGAAGTGGTGAACGTGGGAGCGGATTAGCAGATCAGCCTTGGGAACGCCTTTGGTAGCATCCTTGCCGGACATGGCTGACCACTGCATTTCCCGATCGGTTTGCGTTGCGCGGTAGAAACCCTGAGTACCGCCGATGGCGTGAGCGGCTTCGATGATAACGCCGCCAATATCGAGCCATAGCGCCTCACGCACCAGACGCCCGGTTCCTACGCTGTAATACTGCCTTGCCCCGAGTGCGCCGGCTACGCCTTCCTCATACTCGCCATGTTCGCCCACGTGGTAGGCTGTCCCTTGCGTGAAATAGAACGCGCATCCGACAGGGCAGGCTTCCTTGAGCTTCAGGAGCCCTTCTATTGCGGCTGTCTTCTGATCCTCCATGAGCCGTAGCGACAGGCCCATGCCGCCCTCTTTGCCTTGCTTACCCTCGACGATATCGCCGTTGACGATAACGGCATCGGGCTTGTAGGGCTTGACGCGGCCACAGAAATCAGACCAGCACTCCCATAGATACTTCTGTCCGGTGTTGAGTCCGATTTCCGCGCCCTCTGAATTGACGAATCCGGGCGGCAGGAGTCCGAAAGATGAGCCGAAGTGAAGGTCAGATACTACGACGAGGCGCTTTTCTTTGGCGGGTTTCATTAAACTCCCGCTTGTGAGAGTAATTCCCTCATCAACGCCTTAAGCTCATTGACGGTCAAATCGCCTGCTTTCTTGCTGGCGTCATCCTTCCAGACTACCCCGAAAGGTGTCTCGACCGGGTACTGGCCGACATGAGAAGGTTCAACGGGAGTACCCTGAATCCAGCCCGCCTTGGTTGCCAAAGATTTCTTAGTTTCGATGAATATGGGATTATTGAACAGATTAGGCAGTCCAGGTCCAGGCTTGCCCATCCACGAAAATTGTTCACTGCTGAGATACCATTCCTCATTGTTGAGCTCTGAGCAGTTAAAGCCGCCGTTGAGCGCGAACAGCCCGCCCCACCACTTGCCGCTGCCCGGTTCCTTGTAGAACCATGGCCGCCCCGAGGCTGGGTCATAGGGCTTTCCGTTCATGTCGTAATATTGGATATCTTCTGGCATGTTATTTCCTCCTAGGCGGGACGAATAGGGTTACGCTTGCCCCGTTGAGCCGGTCAAGCAGCTCGTGGGCATCGTTGACGGCCTGGGCTAGATCCTCATCCAGCTTCAAGTCGAGTTTCTCTGCCAGCGCGTGCATAGCCGCGGCGAGTTTGGGTAGGGTAACTTCGGTCAGATGCGTGACCGCTTCTATTCCTGCTTTGTCTCCGATGGCCATCTATTTCACCCCGTATCTGACACCGAATCTGAGAATGGCATCCGTCCCGGTGATGACACTATAGCTGCCCTGAGCCGCCAGGATGAGGCCCCAATTATGGCCCAGCGGATAGTGCGCAAACCCGCCAGCTCCCCCGGCTCCGCTAGTATTCTGCCCGGTCGTGGCAAACCCGCCCGTGCCTAAGAGGAACAACGACAATTTGCTAATCTGTGCCGTTTTGATGGCAAAGCCAGTGAATGCCGTGAATTTGATCTGCGGGATGGTAATTCGACCGTTGACCACGAATTGACTGATCGGGGTAACGTCATAGCCGGAGTAGGAATAGATTTTGTCCGTTATCTGCTTGTCATACGTTCCCCAGCCTGCAATTTGAGGGCTGGCGTTCTGATTGAAGGCCATGCCGACGGTCACGCCCTGCCCGGTTTGGGCTACGGCAGGCAGGCAGAGCAATAGCAGGAGCGCCAGAGCGCCCAAAAGGATTCTGGATTTCATGGGGATCTCCTTATGATTGCTTTGGGAGAGTCAAACAGACCTCTCCCTTGATACTCTAAAGCGGTTCCTCTGGAGGCGGCTCGACCGGAGGTGCATTTGGTTCCAGATCGTCTATGCCTGAAACCTTTGCCAGCAATGCCGCAAACCCGTCTTTGATTTCCTGCGGCGTTTCTTGGTTCACAACGAGATTCTGGAGTTTGAGTACATCAGCCTGGATATTGTCCAACTTGGACTCCATAGCTGTCTTGAAATCTGCAAAATCTTCCTTAACTGTCATGATGATCTCCTTCAGTTGCTGCTGGTTTGCTAGAATTTGTTTGAGACACTTCTTGACGCTTTTACTGCAACCAAATAGGCCCATACCGACCTCACTTGGTGTTGAAACTGCGTAAATCACTTTCAACGGCTTGTCCTCCGCAAGTGCTTTGGACCTTGTAAACGTAGTGTGTTCTAGGCTTCAATCCGGTGATCCGCGACAGATGATCGGTAGTGCCGAGATTGTTCGATGATACTGCAAACAGTTGGCTAGGGATCAGCCCATAGAGCGCGATGCCGCTGCACTCCGATGAAGTTGTCCAGACAATTGTTGCCTCTGTGGTAAGAATGGATGAGGCAAAAATGGATGTAATGATAGGCGGTATGCTGAGTATCACCTGAGAGACTTCGTTGCTGTACCCGCTCTCAAGACCAGCCAAATCAAAAGCCGTAGCTGCGAAGTAGTGCACCCCTGGAGCTAACCCGGTCACTGTGTACGTCGTGACCAGGCCGACATTATGATTCGTGGAGTAGCTCCCCGGCGCCGTTCCGACATGGATCTTGTACCCCGCCAGGTCGGTTTCGGTGTTCGGATCCCAGGCAAGGGTGACGTCACCGGCTCGGACAGCGGAAGCTGCAAGGATAAATAGCAACAGACCTATAAGTTTTTTCATAACACCCCTCCCATCCATAACCGCTTGCGGAGCGCACCGACGTCTATCGGCTGCTGCGGATCTGATTTCATAGCTTTGTCTGGATTGGGACGCCGCCCGCGCCTTATCATCTTCACTTCCCCGGTCTCTTTGAATACCTTCCGCTGCGTCCGAGTCATCGAATCCCATCGGCGAAAGTAGTCCTTTATGGCCCAGCCGATTGCCTTCCGAGCGTAGGTCTTAAATGTTGTGCCCCTTCCGGGGTCATAATCCTTCGCGGCTTGCACCAGGGCAAGCTGTGCCTCATCCCTGATTTCGTCATGCAAATTCGATCCGCGATACTTGCCTGAGAGAAGGCCGATCAGGAACATGTGCTTCTCGATCAGATCGAGCTGTTCATCAGTCATAGATTAGGCCCAGCAACCTCAATCTCAACATCTCTGCATTTATCTCCCTTGATCCGTCGCCATCGAATCTTTCGGATGCCGAGAGGGGCGAGTATGGCTCGCATAGATTCGCGCTCTGCAATGAGCTGCGCATTGCCGATGCAACTAGCGCCCACGAGCGTTATCACATCGCCCTTTCTTATGACCGTACAGGCCAGTTCGTAGGGATCACCATGCTTGCGAAATTCGCGCCCAATGCGAAGGACTCCGGTTTCAACATCCTCGAGCCATTCGATGTGAGCGCCCATGTGGTTATCCTTTTTATTGTTTTTCGTTCGGAGTTGTGATTGTTGTTTTAACCACAGTTTTCGGTTCCGTCGTTTCGATAATCGTGGGCGGTGTTTTCAGAACATTACTTGTGACATTCGCGCCGAGCATGGAGCCAAGGATCATCAGCAGTCCAAAGATGGCATTTGGCGTGGTCATCTCGCTCCAATCGCCAAAGCCGATGCCCCAGCCGCCTACGGCTGCCAGTACCGTGCCGATGAATACCAGAAGCCTCTTGTCTGAAAGAAATTTGTCCATAAATCCTCTTAGTCATCCGCAAGATAGTGATACCGATACAAGCCCCAGGCTGAAGCCGCGCAGCCAAGGAACCATGAAGCGTAATCAGTGAAGCTCTTAATCAAAGGCCCGCCGTTCGCTACGTCGTAAGCCTCGCGCAATGTGCTGGCGGCGAAAACTATCATTGCTGATAAGAATAGCCGAGCTTCGAGGCTCCCCGGTATCCATTCAATGCGATACCGCCGCGCGAGCCAGGAGACGAAGAAGAAGGCGCACAGAACAAGGGCGCAGGCTGATACGAAATGGATCAGGAAACGGTCAAGAATGTGGGCAATTAAATCTTGCATAACGTGGATTCCAGCCGGCGGCGGGATACGAGCCCCGCCAGTACATTCCCCTTCCTGTCGGTGCAATGGCGCGGATCGTCTATTTCACGAATGTCAACCATTGCCTTTTTCATGGCCTTCATGCCGCAGTTGTAGCCGAAGGATACGAGCGCGGCCGATCGCGTCTTTGGTTCCATTGGCACGAGCGCCAATAGTGGCGCGGCGTCTTTGGCGAATAAGGCCAGGGCTTGCTCCTGGGTGATGACCATGCCTTCGGTAACATCCGGGCCGGTATGTCCTAGGCCAATTGTGATAATTCCGCCCGTGTCCTTGTATGCCTTCAGCTTGCATCCCTCAAATACCGCGATAAGCGCAAAGGCAAATTCGGAGGTTGAGACTGTCATCTAGTCGCCATGTGAGTATCCAGCTTCTGCTCTAGCCGGTCGAATCGTTGGTTTATCTGAGCCTTCCAATCCCAATCGAGATGGACCGCTCTATCCTCGTGGTGAGCCGTGAGCCGCGTTTCCAGGTTGGTTACTCTGTCATCCATGATCTTGAGTAGCGTTTCCTGTCGCCCGATGTAGACGCCTAGAAAGATAAGTTGAATACCCCAACCTAAAACGAGCCCCCAATTCCGCTGCAACCATCCCTGAGCTTGATCTGTCATCAACTTATCCTTTCCAAAGAAAAAGCCCCGCCAGGTCGACTGAGAGCGCCGATCTCTGCGAGGCCCTTATGTAACCATTAGCCTCTTGAGACTCAATCGGCTGGGAATGTGAGCGAATAGGTGACTGTCAGCGTTTCCGCCGAGGTCTTCGGGATGATCTTCTTCCAGGTCGCGTTGTTCGGGCTGGCGTCGGTATAGGCCGTGAAGCCTGTTCCATTGACCGAGGCTGACAAGGCTGCATCAGTATATAGTCCGAAAGTGTCTCCGGTCAGCACGTCGACGTAATATGCATTGCCGTTGAGCTCGGTCATCCCTTCGACGGCTTCGATAAGGATCTTGTCGCCGTCGGCCAGGCCGTGCCCGACGCTTTCGATCACAACCGGATCCGCCTGGGTCGCGTTGGTGATGAGTCCGTAACCGAACAGGCCGCGGCAGAACATCGGGGCGCCTGTGGAGGCTTTGAAGAGACCACACTCCATCAGTGCAGCGTTTGCCTCCGTGGTCAGGAACATCTTGGTCGCAATCATCACAACCGGATCGGATGCGATGTTGGTATTGGTCCAGGAGTCGATTTCCGCTCTGAGCGTTTCTGCAACCAGCGCTGTGTCGCCTTTGGCTGGATACGTATAGCCGGTCCCGGTACCGATATACCGGAGCGTTCCGCCGGCGTCCGCATTTCCGTACTGGATCGACTTGGCCATGAAGGAGAGTCCGGACAGAGTAATGATGTTTTTGCTCCGGGATTTCTTGAGGTATAGTCCGGTTCGCGGATCCCTCGCCCATCCGGGACCTGGGCAATCGAGCCTCGCCCTCATTGTCCCAATGCGCCCGATTATTACCCCACATCTATCGCTAAGTTGCATGGCTGTCTCCAAAATGAAAAAGCCCCGGGAGGCCCGAGGCTTCGTTTTTCCAAAATCAAAGATGCTACCGGTTATGTCGTCGAGGGCAGTTTATCTACTCGCTTCCATCTGAACATTGGGAAAGTAGGACCAGAGAAATAAGCCAGATACATCCTTCCGCGGATCTTAAAGAAGTTTCCTGCCAGTGTCTGAATATCTTGGGGATAGGCATAGAGTGGGCCCGCTTGCACCTGAGCCGTCCAAACAGCGCCGGCGTCCGTCGACTCCTGAACCGACACATACCGCGGTCCCCAGCAGGCCGACGCCAGGTACAGGATCGGACTCTCTCCATCTTCATCGACGCCGACAAAGCCCGCAGGATTCTCGGCTGCACTCACCGATTCATAAATCGTCCCATCGGTCGCTGTTTCCCGAAGCCGCTCGAGACTCGGGCCTTCTGAATAAATGTCTATGAAAGCGGAGCCCCATCCTCCAGAGCCGCTCTTTCGGACCATAGCAATCTTGCTGCGATTGTCGAAAGCTATAACGCCGCCAATGTTGCGCGCTGCCGGGTAGTAAACGCTCGTTGTCGCTATAAGCCTCTTGCCGCCCAGAGTCAGGTCGCTCTGCATAGTCTGGCAATATTCATCCGGCGACCACTGCACCCAGGTCACGGCGGGGTTTACGGTCCAGAAGAAGTGCATCCTATTCTCGCGGCCAGCAACAACCCTCTGGATATAGCAATGCGATGACACTGCGTCGGCGCGCCAAATGCCATACAGGTTTTCCGAGTATTGCCCAGGATCCGGAGTTACCATTGCCGGGCTCGACCATGATCCGGATTGCAAAATCGAGTAATAGCCGCGATGCCAATACTGCCCCCCGATCAACTCCTTATTCCCTTGGAAGTAGATCACGGGCTTAAGGTCAGGATATCGGCATTCAATCGAGACGCAATGGCTTCCACCATTCGAAACCGTCGTTATGACTTCATCGTTGACCGTCAACCAGGTCCCGGTAGTTATAGAGAAAACATGGTAAGCGACCCTGCCAGAGCTCTCCTGTGTGGCGATATAGATAAGGTTGCCCGTCTTATAGCAATCAAATGAGGATATTCCATTCGCTAGTGACGGAGCATTGGCATCGTCTGTTGCCGCCCATGTCGCGCCATAGTCGTTTGTGTACCAGGCTTTCAGCTTCTTGTCGTCGCTCGGATTCCGGAAGATGGCAAACAACTCACCTTCTTCGGTGCCGGCGAAGGGCCCAACCCTTGCATTGATTACAATGTTCCCTGAAAGAGTCGCAGCCACAGCAGTTGGAGGCGGCAGTCGGCGGCGGATCCCTTTGAATTTATATTTCAGATTGTCAATGTCCATCGAAAGTTCGAGGATCTTGAACTGCTCCTCGGTGTATCCGCCGGACTTTATTCCTCCAAAATGAGCGATCTCAACCAGGTCGGCGAGCTCGAGATTCTCAAGCACCGGGATAAGCGGAATTTCTCCTTCGAACCGGAAGCTGTCAAGGTCAAGGTACTGCCCGCGGCGCTCCACCACAGATAATGCGGTTGCGGCATCGCGTATCCAATAGAGTTGCAATTGCTCGTCGGGTACAACGTCTCCGATTTTCTCCTGGTCTCCTTCGTTGTTCCACTCAGCCTCGGTCCATTTGTCTGTCGCGTAGTTCGGGGCGTATTTATATGGGATCTGGTTATAGGCCGGATCGGCAAGTGACTGGCTGACGGTTCCTTTGTAAAGCCGAAGGATGTCGTCCAGATCGACCGTCGGTTCCTCGTCATCGGTCGTGTAATGGACCGTTATGCGGTCATTCTTATCGCTGAAAATGTCAATGTTCGACGAGCGCTGCAGCTGAGTCAGTAGCTCGCCGAACGTCATCTTGTCTTTTAGCATCCCGGCACAGGCAAGCCCGGCTGCAGTGGTCCGGGTCTTAGTTTCCTCGAAGGACGCGAAATTGATGCGGTCGAGGCCCTCCACGCCAAGGATAGTTTGGAGTATCTCTAGGATGAAGTCCGAGAAGTTGGTGCATTTCAGGGCGAGAGTGTCTGCATCGTAATATCCGGTCACGTCGGCGCGGATCTCCGCATCGGCCTGATCGGCAGAGAAATTGATAATGCAGTGCTGCAGCCAAACATTTTCAACGGTGTACTCGGAAGGATCGACCAGGGAAAACTCATCCTCATCGGATGCCTTGCGGTAAACGGCATCGATTGATTTGCATGGATGCCGGGCGACCAGATAGCCAAAATTCGCCGTATCGACAAGGAACAGAGGGATGGCTCCGTTTGCTGCCGCGACGGTCCCGATAATGATCGGAGAGAAATCGCGCGCAGGAGATTCTGGGAGGTTTGGATACCGAGTTGCATCCACTTCGGCGGGAATCTGGTTTTCGAGGGAATCATAAACATAATCGCGCAGCGGCATGCTAAGCAAGCCATCGCTCGGCTGCGTGATCGTTCCAACTTCCCTTTTGCATGGGCGCAAGAAAGCTGAAAGGCTGGCCCCTTCCGGTCCGAGCCTAACCTCAGCGGTTGCCTTGCGTATCGTTTTAGAAGCTATTTGCTGTCGGAGGGAATTGTCCAGGTCGAGCAGTGTTATATTCACATCGCCTGTTTTGATGAATCCAGCCGGCGCCGAGATCGCTCGGGTGAAGGTTCCATAACTCTTAACTTTCGGATCAAAATAGATCGTTGGATGCCTCACTGGATGCGCGGCCAGGTACAGCGGATCGATAGCTGAAACGCGCGGCGTGATCGTGATCGGCGCAACCCATCGTGCGGGAGTTTCGAGGTTTATCAAGGCGGCTGTAACAGAGTCTCTTATTACCTTAGCCGTGTCGCTGATGGACCCGCCCCGATCCCGATTCCGGGTGACGGATAACGCATCGACGATCCTCTGCATGGAATCCGATATGGCGCCGTCGAAATGCGTGGCTTCGATGGGCGGAGGATAGAGCGCATCGGTCGCCTTCATCAAAGTATCAGAGACGCTTGCAGTCAAGTGGCGAGCGAGCGCAGCGACAGCAGAATCGAGAATAACTGAGAGCGTATCAGAAACGGACGCGAACCAGGCAGTCCTCGCCTTCAGCGCAAAGGAGCCATACGGTCGGCCCGGGGTCCCGGTAAGTGAAAGTCTGGTTGTCGACATTTGTTACACGATGATGAAGGTATCGTTATTTGCAGGTGCCTCAGTTAAGGTGACCACGACGAAATGGCCCTTACCTCCCGCGAGCGAGTAGGATGAAATGGTCGTTCCCTGGCCAGCCAGAGCGCCCGTCGTAAAGATGATCACGCGTCCCTTGTAATGATCAGCAGTCGCCTCGGTTATGTCGTCGGCCTCGAACTCGGTCGTGGTTGGAGCAACTGTATCGTCGACCGTGCCGGTAATGATCTGCCCGGTGCTCAGAGCGAGGCGTATAGCAGCAGCGGCGCTCCCGTTGATCTTTCCCATATCCACAGTCGCCGTCTGCAAATCAAACGCCGTAAGCTGAATCTCCTTCGCGCAGGGGCCGATCTTCAAATCTGTTGTGGTGTCCTCCGCAACCAGAACAATCACCTTCTCGCTGGTATCCGCAGCTCCAAACGCCGTAGCGTCGTTGTGAAAGTGGATCTCATATACCCCTGGGATTGCAGTCTCTTTGAACCTGCATTTGCTGGAAGATGATGGTGCCTGATAAGTGCCAAGCGTTGAGACCGTTTCAATATTCGCCCCAATATAGCTAGTCAATGCAGCGTCTTTATCACGCAGGTAGGATATACGAAGGTTTGTACTTTGGTATGTCAGGCCTGTCACCCCCGCGCCTGTAATCACAGAGTTGTCGGGTATGAATATCTTGACCATGTTTGAGGTCGAGCCGCGCTTACGAGTATCACTCATCTTGTAAATCCTCCGTGCATACCGCGAAAACCGCCTGTTAAGTCGGGATTGAGAAGGAGACTGCCAGTTACAACTGAAGACTCGATCAAAATATTCTGAGGCGCGTATCCCATCCTATACATGCAAGTACTTGGACCGCTCAATCCCTTGGTCGCTCCGCTGACCGTAAGCGATCTTGTCGGATTAGCATAACCCCAGTTTGGCTCTGGAGACTCATCGCCAAGCAGAGGCCAGTAGTCTTGCAGATTTGCAGGCCTTCGGAATGGCAAGCCGTCTCGCCATAAAGGAGTAACTCCGTAATCACCGGCAACCATGCTGGTATAGACACATAAATTTCCAATCTCCCCGCTGCAAGGGAGACTGGCCCGCGCTAGACCGCCAACGTTCAACGTCAAGGCGCTCAGATCGGTATTTTGGAGCGCCGTAGCTTGTGTTCCGTGAAAATAAAGCGTGCTTGAACCGCAGTTATAGACCCATCGGGCCAGTTGATCTTCAGGGAACGGGAAACCCACTGCGTTCGCGTTCCACTGAATGTATATCCCTGTCCACACTCCTGCTGTGAAAAGTCCAGTATCAGCGGTGATACTTCTCCCGCTTACACCATTGTTCATGTAACCACAGTACAAGTTGTTGCCAATCTTAAATATGTCGAAGTAGCTTGGATCGTCTCCCATCCGCAGAATAAGATGATTTTGACCGTCACCAGAGGACCATGTTGGTCGAAACCAAAGGCCGACAGCTCCAAGGGCGTGAGGCCAAGGATAACTCGCGGCGGTTAAAACATCGGTTGCTCCAGAAAACAGTCGAGACATTCCCTACTCCCAAATAAGACTAGCCATCCAAGTGGAGATCTGGTCGAGAGTCCAGCCTGAGGTCTCAAAGGTAAGATCCATCGCTATTATTTCACCGCCTACAGGCGTGTCCGCGTCGAGCGTGATCTTGCTTTCTACGTATTTATCGTGGTCGCTTGCGCCCCAGGTCACAGTCGTCGTCCCTTCAGCCTGTAGCGTAGCCGATGATGGGTCTTCTGCCATCGCAACCGATGCCCACTTTGGATTTACTTTGGCAACGTGGGAATCATCGTTGCATAGTCCTATGAGACGAAGTTTGCAAGTTCCAGCTGGTAACGTTGCTGGTAATTGGAATCTCAATCTCCAAATCGCATCGGCATCAAGCGAGGCAAGCACCTGCATCCCTTCATCCTGCTTGCTGCCTGCGCCAGCCCCAGTATGAAACCCAGGCCAAACCTTTCCTGACGTTGCCGGATATGCACTACAAGGGAAAAGCGGACCGCTTGCCATAATCGCTCCTTATAATTTAATCTCCAATCCCCGCGATTCTTCCACGAGGGTCATTTGGTAGTCGTGGGCCAGTTCAAGACCGGACAGTCTCCCGATCTCCTGCGGCTGGTAGTCCTGCTCTTTGCGGACGTAGTACACGTCAACTCCAGAGGCATCCGGGATGTACACGAATGGATAGACATTGCCGAAGACTGAGGCGTCCAGAGCGGTCAGAACGGCCAACTCTGCAGCAGAAGAAACCCGGAAGCTCGGATTGAATTCCCGGCGCTCGAACAGATGGTAATTCCAAAGCACTCCGGCATAGGTCTCCCCGGAGATCGTGTTGCGCTTCTGTGCGGGACGGTAGCTCTCGCCGATCCGGCGCGCGCGCGGGAAGACGGTCCGGTTCCCGATCAGAAGCTGACCGATCTGGATAGCCACGGAGTTGCTGTCCGTTATAGTCAAAAGCCAATAGCGCGCAGAGACCGCAGTAAACGCCTTCCAGAGGTCGTGCTGGCGATAAACAGGAGTAGCTACTACCGTGCTCGGAGGGCTTCCGGATCCGGCCTTCAGGCTCAGTACAGCGCTGGCAGTCAGGTTGTGGTTGATGAGTGAGATGGTGTCTGCCTGGACGGAGGCCTCAAAGTCGATCAGGATTGTAAGACTCGTCAGCGAGGTCCCCTTGAACACCCGAGCCGCCTGCTTGTCATAGAGATTCGCCCTTGGGTAAGCGGTGTCCTCGGTGCTGGGAGTGATCGTTGCCGCTGAGGTAATTAGGTTGGTTGCAAGATATGCGCCTGGCATCAGTAGGCCCTCACTGTATGTCCGTAGGCCCGGACAACGGCTTCTCGGAATCCAGTATTCCCGCCCGCCATTTCCTGCTTCAGGATCGGGATGACCTTGTTCTTAACCGTCTGGACAATGTCTTCCGATCCGCCGTTGATCGCCAGGTTGATGTTGATGCCGCCCCCTTGGTAGGAAAATGACCGGTTCTGACTGGCCGGGACAACGGCCTCCCCGCGATGCAGATAGGCAAGCATGTCGTTTGGAACATAGCTTGTGCCAGAGGCGAGCGCTGGAACTGGGGCGACTGTGCCAATGCTGGCAATAGCGTTTGCAATCGGCTCAAGTAAATTCAGATAGGCTTTTATGTGATCTCGCGCTTCGCTACTGGCTTTCTGGATTTCCAAAAGCGAACCAAGAATCCAATAAGCCGATTCCCCGCGCAGGCCATGAACATCGATAGCAGTTTCCCGCGTGTTCCGCTCGATTTCGTCCATGTCCCCGCGGTCTTTGAACAGGCCAATGATTCCCGAGACAGCTCCTCCAATCGCGCTGGCTAGGGCCATCGTTCCAAAACTGGCGGCAGATCCTGCTGCAGACGCCGCGCCGCCTCCAGCACTAGCGACCCCTCCGCCTGCGGTCGATGCACCTCCGCCCAAAATAGAACCGGTCGCTCCTCCGCCTTTTCCAAATATTCCTCCAAGCCAGTCCCCGATCTGATTCCCGACTTCGGTCATTTTGCTGATAAGTGGATTGAATAGCCCCTCCATCAAAGACGAGAAGGCGGCTTTGGCAAAATCCTGGAATGGTCCTGCCCACTTGGTCAGCTTTTCGGCCAGGTCCTGCGTCATGTTGGTGAGAGTGGTCGAAACGGAGCGACCCAGGTCGTTCATCGATTCCGACGCCTTGCCGGTCGCTTTCTCAAAATCGCCTGGGACCTCGACAATGAATTTATTAAGTTCCGGGAACATGCCGGCCGGGTTTTCAAAGGGATTTGAAGGCTTCATGTTTTGGATTGCCGCATAGGCATCTTCTGTGGATTCCTTCAGATCCTTCAAGTTTGCAATCAGGTCAATCGATGTTTCGGAAAGGTCCATGAGGCTGGGGTCAAGTTTGTCCGACGCGATTCTGACTCGATCCATCGCATAGGCTTCTTCGAGCAGCTTCACCTGGGCGTTTGAGAGCGTTCCCCCGAGTCGAATCTGCTCGGTTGCCGCTTGCATGATCACGGCATAATGCTTCTGGATGGGCGCCACGTTGCCGACAATCTTCATCTCATCTTCGATCTGCTTCGTTAGCTTGTTAAATGGGGCATAGGCGTCCTTTATCTCCGCAGTCAGATCCTTGGTTTTCTTTCCAAGATCATCCACGCTTATGGCCGTCGCTGCGATTGCTTTGCCCGCCGTATCGGTGACCTTGGTGACTTGTTCGATCTGAGGCCTCAGTTCCTTGTGGGCTTTGGCTGCCGTGTTTACTCTTGTGGCCCAATTCTCAACGGTCTCATTTGCGAAGCGATCGACATTGACGCCGAGAGACTTAAGCTTGTCCGCCAGACGTTGAGTGGTTCCTTCGAGGTTCCCTAAGGCTCCACCTACATTGGGCGCCGTTCCCGTGACTTTTAATAGGACGGCAGCAACGGCCTCCCCGGCTTTTCTGACAGATTCAAATTGGTTCAGCCACTTTCCAATTTCCCAACCCGCAAAGGCAGCGCCAACAGAGGCAATAATGACGGGCAATGGTCCGAATGCCGTGATTAGCGCCCCGACATTTGAGGTAAGCATCCCTATTGGGCCGAGCCATGTAAGAGCTCCGGCCAGAGCGCGGAAGGCGCTAACCGTTCCGGTAATGCCGAATGATAGCCCGACAAACATCGGCGATAGCGTCGATATCCCCGTTGCCATGCTGCCCAAAACGAGTAGGACTGGACCGATAGCCGCTGCAACCGCGGCAAGAGCGATTACTGTCATCTGAGTTGATTCGGGCAGCTTAGAAAACTTCTCCACCAGGCCGGTCACAAAGTTGATTGCCTTTTCAATGTAAGGCATCAGCTTGTCGAATGCCTTCAGTAGCGCGTCTCCCAACGGCGCGGCGGCCAGAGCTACCCTGTTGCCGAGGATTCCCATTTTTTCGCTAAAGGACATGGTATCCGCAGCGGCTTGGTTGATGGTGTCTCCGCTCTCTGATATTCTCTGAACGAGTTCCTCAATGCTGAATCGGCCCTCTCGGATGGCTTTGGCAAGTTCCGGACCAGCTCTGGTCCCGAAGGCCTTGACCGCGATCGCCATTGCCTCCGTTTCGCTCCCAGCGCCCTTTATGGATAATTGCAGTTGATTCAGAGCTTCTGCGGGTTCCTGGCCAGCCTTGGCAAATGCAGACATGCCTTTTGTGAGACCCATGACAGCCTGTTCAACGTTGACCCCTTCCTTTTCCCATTGGGCCATCATTACGGCTGCATCTTCAAGACCAAGACCGACGTTTTTCAAGGGTGTGGCAAATTGGACGCTGAGATCTGTGAGGCGTTGAATGCCTACGCCGGTAGCTTGGCTGGTTTTATATAAATAATCCAGGGCCCCGGACTGTTTCTCGGTTTCGATGGACCATTTGGAGAATAGTTCGGTCGTCGACTTTATCAACGGCCCCACATCCGTCCCGGTTATCCGAGAGAGGTTGAGCATCTGGGAAACCATTTCCTCGAGCGGTTTCCCGGTCAGCCCGAGGCGTTGATTCAGATCGGTGATCGCCGAAGATACATCTGTTACGCCCTGCGGGACTCCGGACATGACGTTCTTCATGCTCTGTCCGAGACTCTCGAGGTTTTTCCCGGTCGCTCCCGTCCCAGACCGGATCTTGTCCATGCCCTCGTCAAAGTCGTTGGCGAACTTGACCACTGCGGCGCCGGCGGCAACCAGAGGCAAGGTGACTCCGGCAGTCATAGTCTTTCCGGCAGCCGTAAGTTCCTTCCCCATATTCTTGAAGGACTTGGTAGCCTTCTTGATGTCGGTCTCAAACTTCGCGGTGTTCAGCAGGAAATCAACAATGACCTG